TAACTTGCTTGGTGTAAGCCATAGCACGAGCCAATGACTTGGTGTAACGAGCAGACAAGCTGTCGTACAAGTTATCTTCAATCGCTTCTTCAGTGATTGAGAAACCCAAGGCAATGGTTTCGTGTGTGTATCGAGTAGACCATGCCTCTTGTGCATTGTCATAAGCGATGGCTGAGCCCTCGTTTTTGACTGGTGCAGCAGAGAAGCCAGAAAGCTTGGTCTCTTCTTCGAATGAACGCTCAGAGGTCTCTGTTTCGTAGATCTCTTTGTGTTCTTCGCCGTAGCGAGCGTACTCCATACCGAACAAAGCGTTCAGACCGGGGAGCAACTCTTTCAGCAGTTGTGCGCGTGAAATAGCCATGATTTAGCTCCTTGATTAAACGCCAGAAGCGATAGTGGTTGTATGAATCTCAAAGTTCCAACGAACGATGATCTCGGGGTACACGACGTTACCAGAACCGTTAACGTATGAAGTCTCGGGGACAACATCGACAACGTTCATAGGTAATGTACCTGTAGTAGCAGAAGAAGCAACTGCAACTTTACTGTCGCCAGTAGAAGTAGAGCCGGTGTTCTGCACCAATGCTACGTTAGTACCAACAACTGTGTACTGTGTAGTAGAGGAAGGCAACAAGCCAGAAGTAGCGTCGTTAGCAGTAGCACCTGCAGCGATAACAACTTTGAACAACGTGTTGGGGTCATTACACACGAAAGCGGTAATAGTTGTACCCGTTGGCGCTGCTGTGTTAGCGGGGAAGTACTGTGCAAAAATGGTTTGACCTTGCGCGTTAACGTAAGAGCAACCCAAGAAAACACCGATCACTTGCGACGTTGTAACAGTTGCACGAGCTGTAGTAATGGCGGACTTGATAATAGTACCGTCATTAATCATCTCAACAACATCACCGTAGAAAATGCTGGTGTTGTAGCCAGAAGCAATCTGATACTGGCGAGTTGCGCCTGCGAAGGGCGTACCACCGTACAGATTGATCGGCTTGAGCCCGTAAGGGGCGTTTACCGTTGGATAAGCCATAAAAGACTCCTAATTTATGAACCAGAACCGAAAGTGACCTTGGTTTTCTTTTCTGAGAAAAGGGGCATCCGAGGATCGCTTTCACGAAGGAAATTGTTGTCCACCGAGTCCATCTGAGCTTTGTTTTGGTTGGAGTAATAGTCCATCCGTTGTTTCAAGAACTCTTCAGGGATGCGGCAAAGCAACAGACCGCCCACTTCAATACCGCCCTTAAAGCGGCCTTCCGTGGTAGCGTGCATCATGAGCTCAGGATAGTCTTCACCTTTACAGGGTTCGTATCCTTCGCGTAACTTAGAAGAGATATTGCTTGGATCAGCTGTTCCTAAAGTGCTTGTACGCACCCAACGATGTGCCCAGCCCGGACGTGGATCAGGACTTGGTAGGACTTCAGGTGGACGCCACGCCTCGGGGCGCTGCATTACCTGACGTGTATCGTGTTCACGTGCAGTACGATTTTGACCTTTAGAAGCCATTTGAGCTTGTTCCATTATTCACCTCTTTTCAGTTGAGCAACCTGTTTAGCGTAGAGTTCAATCGGCACCCCAAGACGGCGAGCAATCGCTGCTTCTGATGCTTTTAACTTCACGCGGTTAGGCGGAGTACTACGGGAGGCCGGAGCCACAACCGTAGAAGGTTTTGTTGCACGGCGCGGAGGTTCTTCCTCGTAAGCCGGTTCTGATGTCTTTTTAGAAGGTACATCATCTTCGTCGCTCTGAGCATCATCAAAATACTCAGGAAATCGTTTACGCATGGTAGCGTCTACTCGTTTGTAGTAATCATCGGAACCGATGAACTCAGCACCTTGCTCCTTAGCCAGCTTTTGATGCAACCCGAGGGCGGAAGCTGTCATTTCAGGATCAGTGCCAAACCACGTATTCTTTGACATCCAGCGTTGATCGCGGTCTGTCACAGGCGCAGTGGTACTACGTTGTGGTTGTGTTTGTACACTTTTTTCTTCAACTTGTAAAGGCCTCATGTTTTGAACCTTATCAAGGTTCATAGTTGCCTTCGCAATTTCTACTTGCGCTTCAGTCTGCGCATCGTAGTCGCCAGCCTCAACAGCATCTTTAAAACGCTTTTTGGCTGTCTCAAACTCAATTTGGGCAGCGCTCTTAGACTGCTCAATATAGGCCTTGGAGCCTAGCTCCACCTGCTCCTGCAGCTTGCGGTTTTGCTCCCACAACTGCTTAGCAAGTGACTCAGCGGCCTCACGCTCACGCAACGCTTCTTCTTTAGCGCGTCGCTCGTCGTGGTAACCACGTGTAAATTTCTTAATGCGCTGCTGGACCTTCTCGTCGTACGAGGACAACTCGTCTTCGGTAGGCTCCTCAACAGGCTCCTTCATAGGCTTGCGGCCCCTGTCGGGTTCAGGCGTATCGTCTTCGATCTCTATCTCTAGCTCATCGGACTTAGCCTCTTCTTTGGTTCCCTTCTCATCAGGAAACTCAAACTCTTCACCTTTAAACTCAGTTTGTGCCATATATCACTCCTTATGATGCACGTGTAATGCCACGGGGGTCTTCCACGACTGCCTCAATCGAATCATCGTTGATGATGCGAAATTCGCGGCCATGAATCTTCAGGCGTGTACCTGAATTGGGTCGGACGATGACAAAGTCACCCTCCTTACAGCTCGGCCCGCTGGGGAACCGGGTAGTGTCTTTGTACGCATCTGGGCCAACTTTGACCACAAACAAGACAGGCGTTAGCACTTCTTCGTAGTGCATAGCTTGGCTAGACTTAACAAGTCCAACTTCGCTATCGGCATACTCCTGCATAGCTTCGGGAACTACACAGAGCAGGTGGAAGGTTTTAGGGTCAGGCAACTGCTTGGCTTTGTCTTCGGCAGGCTTATTAAGAATGCCAGACAGGTCCACAGCAGCGACGTCAAATTCAGTCATCAGATTTCTCCAAGTTTTGCACGAGCTCATTAATTACGTTCTCTGCGAGGTTGAGGCCTCGGATGACCCCGCAGACTTGGCGATACTCCTCGATGTGGTCGGCCCTGCCCGCTGCCACATAAGCTTCTCGCTCTTGTTTCAACTTCTCAATCTCTTTGACGACATGCGCCAACAGTTTGTAGTCGTTCAACGTTACTCCTTCTTGGTGGGTTTATTGGAAACTCTTTGCGCCGCTTGCACGGCCATTTGAGCTTTGTGCTTGGCGATATCAGCGCCAATCTTGGTCCCTTCAATAAGCTGTTGCTTCTGAAGTTTGTCCTTCGCAGCGGCTGCGCTTGCACCCACCTGCATAGCCGCGATCTCTTTCTGGGCCGCAATGCGAGCCTCCTCGATGCGAAGCTGGTCTGCCTTGGCAGCGGCCTCGATCTGTTGTTTCTGCGCTTTGAGCTGGAGCTCCTGCATCTTGATCTGCAGCTCCTGCTGCTGCATCTGGATGATGGGGTCCTGCGCCTGCTGCATCGCCTGCTGCTGCGCAGCTTGCGCTTGGGCCTGCTGGCTCATACGCATCGACGCTTGTGCAGACAGTTGTGCAACTTGTGCAGCCACCTCTGGCTCCATGTTCTTCTCCTGCTTCTCAGTTGGCAAGAGCAGGCCAATAGTCTTCTCGACTTCTGTGCGGTAAGCGAACGCCAAGTGCTCGTTGATGTGCGCCTGCATAGCAGCGATGATTGCTTGGCCTTGCGGTGTCTGCTGAATGAGCCCCATGACTTTGGGGTTCTGCAGCATGCTTGTGTGCACAGCAATGTGAGCTTGGTGGTCCTGCTCGAGGAACGCCTTTGTAGGTTTGCCAGTGAGCACGTTCTGGTTCTCTTGAACTGGATCGGTCGGTGTGGCGTCGTCCTCAACAGGCACAAGCTTCGCAGCGTTCTTGATGCCGAGCACCTCGATCATCTGGCGGTGCAAGAGTGGTAAGTTGTAGAGCTGCGGCGCTGTCTGCGCCAACTGCAAGGCAGCTTGATACTGCACGATCTTCTGCGCCATGGTTGCGGCGTTTGGATCGCTAACAGGAATGACGGCGACCATGTCGTAGTCGTCCTTCTTCGCCTTGCGTGATCCCTCGATGGGGTCGTAGTCATACTCTTCTGGTGTGTAGTCCGCGATGATCGCTTTCAAGAGGCGGAACTCTTGACGCATCGAGTAGTGCATACGCGCCTGCACAGCACCCATCACCTTCAACGTACGCTCAAGAATAGCCAGAGTTGTACCCACGGGTGCTTGCGCACTCATGTCACTGACCTTCATGTCTCCTGCGGAAGCGAATTGCCGACCCTCCTGCACAATGTTCTGGAACAAGGCGAAGAGAACCTGACTGGGTTCTTTGTAAGGCAGAGGCAAGATATTGTCTCTAATGGAACCGCTGGGTACGTCGACATCACGAAACTCTCCGGGGGCAATCGGCGTGTCATCGCCCTTGACTCGTAGCCCTCTTGACTTGAGTCCGCCCGGTAAATTAGAGAGCGTACCTGCATCAACGAGCTGCCTGATGAGCATGGTCGCGCTCTTCGCATATCCGCCGATAAGGTGAATTAGACCATAGCCATAGAAGCCAAACCCCGGAATGTATTGGTAATGAACAAAGTGCTGGCGCTTCATGTGCAACTCATCGCCCTCGTACCAATTACGGCGAATGGCCAGCACCTTCTGCGTACCCTTCTCAACAGTCACCACGTATGGAAGCGCGATGCCTGTCTTCTCACCCTTCTTGTCCTTGTGCTCATAGCCCTTGAGGTCAAGGTCCACGTGCATCTCGAGGATACGGAAGCGGTCATCCTGAATCGCAGACATGCCCATCTCTTCGGCCTTCTGCTTCTCAATGTCGTCCAACTCGTAAGAGGGATCACCCAAATCCACATCACTGTAGAACCCAGCCTCTTGGAGCTTCAAGACCTCGTTCTCAGTCTTGCGCATGACGTGCGTGACACGCTCGGCCCGCTCAAGATTACTCGCGCCGTAGGGCACAACGATGTCTTCAGCGGGGATGAACATGGCAACTTGACGTCCCAGCGATGGGTCGTAGTACACCTTCTTGAACGCACTGCCCGCAATCGGCAAGTTCCACAATAACTTCTCGTGCTCAGGGCGATACTCGAGCATCACCTCAGTGAGCTGGTAGTTCATGTCCTCCCGCACGCGGGTGGCTGCATCTTCTTTAGCTGGCGTGTCGTCACCAAGAATCTGCGTCTTCACGGGGCCCGAAGCAGGGAATGTCTCCATGATGCCTTCTGACTGGAAGCGCACCACAGACTCCGTCAGCATAGGATGAAAGACACCGCAAGCGCCTTGCCATGGCTCTGTTCTGTCTTCATATTTGAGGCCTAATAATTTTAAGCCGTCAACATAAGTCTGTATCCATTCTTTGCGATCACCAATGTCTTTAGTGAAGTCGTCGACCAACTCTTTGCCCAGCGTATCAAGCGCGCTGTCGTCCATGAAGTCCGCAAGGTTGGCATCAAAGTCCTCATCTGTGCCTTCACGCACAGGCTCAAGATCAATCTCAATATCACCCATGCCAATCTTTACTGACTCTGGGTCCTCGATTTCAATCTCGATGGGCTCCATTTCCTCTTCTTCAATACCCAAGGGGGCCGCGTATAAACCTTTGTCGATACTCATATAAAATCCTTACACTGTGTAGAACCGCTCTCGGCGGTGACTTCTGAAAAACTGAACCTCTTCGGGCTCGTCGATCGGTAGACGGAGGAACCCACCTTGGCGGAACCGCATCAGCGCCAGCGTCGTCGCGTCGACCAAGTCATCGTGCTCCCCAGATGGGAACGCAGCAATCTCATCGACCAACTCCTCGGCCCAGCGCGTACGAGGCACCCATACCTTGCCACTGGCAATTATGTCTGAGACTGAGTTCAAGCGGGCAATTTTGTCTTGGCCCTTACTAGGCGTGTATTCCTGAACTGGAATACCCATCGAGCGCAGCTCGTAGATAAGCGGAGCGCCCGACGCTTTCTTCTCGATCAACAGGCCATCAGGCTCATACTCGTTGTACTCATTGAGCACGTCCCTTTTCAGCTCCACCCACTCAACACGCTTTTTGTACGTATTCAAGAGAATAATGTGCGAAGAGTTGTTGTCCTCCTCGTTCTTGAATATCCCCCACGTCGTGCCCGCTGAGTAGTCGGCCCGGTTGTTCTTCTCAAACGCAGTGTCCCATGTCTGCAAGATGTACTCACAGCGGGGTGGGTCCTCTTTGTCCCACCACTGCCACCAATCGCGCTTCACAATCGCTGACTCATTACCCACTGGGTTCTGCTGATACTGCGCTTGCCACTTGCTATTGGGTAACTCCTCACGCAGAGCTGTAAGTTCGCCCAACGTCCAGAACTCTGGCCATAAGGGTTTACCCGAGGGTAGGATAGCGGGGAACTCGATCACATCCCACTGCTCACCACCGCGGGCAGCGGCAGCTTTCATCACCTGACCGGTCAAATCCCGCTGCGCCCACCGCGTCATCACGATCACGATCGACCCGCCCGGCTGCAAACGCTGACGCGGACCTGACGTATACCACTCATACACCTTGTCGAACACATCTGGGTTGCTGGCGGCCAGCGCAGCTTCCTGTTCTGAGTGCGGATCGTCAATAATGAGGATGTCAGCGCCCTTACCGGTCACCGTACCACCCACACCAATCGCAAAATAGTCACCATTCTTGCTGGTATTCCACCGTCCGGCAGCTTTTGAGTCCGCACGCAGCTCCAAATTGGGGAAAAGGTCCTTGTAAACCTCCGAATCCACCAAATTTCGCACTTTTCGACCGAAACCCACCGCCAATTCAGCTGTATTCGAGCACTGAATGACCTTTTTATTAGGGAATTTACCTAGAAACCACGCTGGCAGCAGGTAACTAGCGAACTCTGACTTGGTATGGCGGGGAGGCATGTTGATAATCAGCCTCTTACACTCACCATTTGCTACTCTTTCGAACGCTTTGGCCATCTTTGCGTGGTGACGCCCGCCGATAAAGTCCGGCCAGACCTTGCCGACGAACTCCATGAACTCATTGCGGGCTTTGTCCTTCTCGCCAAGCTCCACTCGACTGGCCAATTTCTGCAAAACCTTGGCTTTCTCCTCGGGCGGGAGATGCGGAAGACTCGCAATGAGCGCTTCCAGCTCTGCTTCGATGCTTAGGACTTGCGTCTCTTCACGCATCGGGGGTGTCCTCAGCGGGCGGGGCTGGCTCGATGGGCGTAACGTCCTCGGCCATCTCTAACTCCAGTGTTGGCCCAAACTCTTTGTCCAGATCGACGTCTACTGCAGTTTCACGCCCGCCGTAGAGACGCATCAATTTGCGTACATTATCCTTAATCGCCTGATCCAGATCTGCACTATTGTTGTACGTAACGCTGATCTCGGTCTTCTCGGAAAAGAGCCCGACGTCACTAATCTTGCCAAGCATCTCAGTGGCTTTGATCTCGATCTTCGGGTCGCCGCATGATGCAAGGTCCAATAACTTGTTGGTCACAACCTGTCTTAGTTGTGAGGCATCGGCCACGAACTCGTTGTTGTACTCGCGCAACATGTTGCCGATACGTTCTGCGACTGGCAGCTCGTACAGGGTGGGCGGAGAGGCGGGGGTTTCTTTGCGGGGTCGGCCCGGTCCGCGTTTCGCGGGGGTCAGGTCTTCGAACTGTTGCTTCGCCCGTTCGGCGAAAGCTTTGAATACATCGTCCGCTTTGTCTTGGGCTTCGGGATCATCGTCGACTTGGGCACCCAAGCCCTTTAACACCTCGGCGGTGTTTGACGCAATCTGCATGTTCTCACGAAGTGTCGAAGCCACCTCCGGCTCTAGCGATTCCGGATACGGCACGGTTTTGTCAGGCGTAATGTGCATGCTCATGGAGGAAAAAAGGCACTCCAGTTGGTATGCGCGAACTGTAGCAGAAAATATACACCCCGTGCAAATTTATTTTTGGGTCCCCTTACCGGGGGGTTGTCTAGGGGGAAGAAGTCCGGACTTATCCCCCCCAAAAAATATGCCCCCTCGCCCCACTTTTAAATTTTGCTAACCGGGTGTGCATCACACAGTGTATGGGCCTGGGACTCCTACCTTGTATGTTTTGGGGGGTGGGGTCTTGGTTTACCAAGGGTTTTTGTTTTTGCATGGGTCTCCCCGCGAATTTTTTTCGATACGCGAGGTCTAGACGGAGGAAGGGAAAATTTTTTTGACATAAGCCAGCATTGATTGAGGCTTTGATTTTCATCGCGGGCTTTGCTCAATCATGCGTTTGTGCGTGTGCGGTTTTCCCCCTTTTTCTGTGGTTTGTTTATAGTTCAACCATGGCAAGGCGATTAGCGCGTGTCATTGGAAATACCCTCTGGTCAAGGGTTTTTCCACTTCATTCTGACCACTTCTTTATTGGAGTTTCGCTATGACTAAAACAAGTCAAGCCGTTGCTACTGCGGTCAATTCAGTAGTTGCCTCTGCCTCTGCAGAGAATGTCCTCGTGTTGCATGGTAAGCCTGCAAGCGAATGGAACGAGACAATCATTCAGTTGGGTTTCGATTCCTGCAAGGCTCACACTGCGGGCGAGGAAGCGGCTCGCACCATGGCTCAATGCCAGACTTCGTTGTTCGACCTTGTGAAAGGCTTGAACTACTTGGAGTTTCAGTACATTCGCAGTCAATTCATCATTGGTGGTGTTGACTCGGGTAAGACTGCGGGCGCGTCTGAGCAAGTCTGGGACAAGCAAGTCAATGCGATTGTCAAATCCTTTGGCTTTGTTCGTCCTAAGTCTGAGTCGAAAGATGCGATTCGCAAGGCTGAGGCTGAGGCTAAGCGTAGGGCTGAGTTCGAAAAGCTCTCTGACGCTGAGTTGCAGGAAAAGGCGGAGGCTCTTACTCGTAAGGGCGACACCAAATCCTACAAGGAAGCGGCAAAGATCAGCGCTGAGTTGGACAAGCGCAACAAGCCTGTGATTGACGCTGAGCAAGTAGCACGCAAGGCGGTCGTTGACAAGATCATCACTCGGGTGCGGGATGTGGCAAAAGCCAAAACCGCTGATGGTGATGCCCTGCTGACGCAAGTTGCGTTGTTACTGGGCGAATAAGCCCGCTAAGCCCGTCATGCAATTCTGCATGGCGGGTTTCTTTCTTAACCTTTATTGGAGTTCATTATGGACAATGATGTCTTTGGTCAATTGTGCTTCTACACTTTTGTAGATGTTCCTAAAATCGAGTTTTACGAAGGTAAGAATTCGAATTACAGTACCCGCCCAAAGCGGGTCAAGCTGGCGACAATTTACTGTCGTCGTTCTGAGTCTGCTGAATACTTTTCGGAATTCAAGTCCGCGAATCCTATGGTGTTCAAGCGTCTTTGTGCTGAGTTCAGTTTTACAGAGACGCTGTAAAACCTCGCCCGCTGTGCTTCGGCATGGCGGGCGGTTTTTTTGTGTCCAAAATTTTTTGGCTTTGAAGCCAGTTCCCACAATGATCGGGCGAGTCGCGTGCATGATCGGGTTAGGCTTGGTCATGATCGGAGTAGTCTCGCGGGCGTGGTTCTTTCGTATCGCGTGACGCTTAAGACGCGGCGCTTAACCCGCTCTGCCCGCGATGCCAGTTCCTAGTAGGAACGGAGTAGGCACGGCGGGCGGGGAAATACCCTGACATAAAGGGTTTTTCCGCGTTTTTTTTGACGCACGGTCGCCTCGCCCGCCCACTTAGTGCGGGCATAGCGGGCTACGCAACGATAAACGCACAAAGCCAGCCAAATACGCATACATAGGTAGTACATACATAGCTAATATCGTAAGACTCTTGCAGAAGCCAGCACAAGGTTTTGTAAAATAACACGGCAGGCTTACATAACCACCCACTTTACCTTACACAATTTTTGCAAGCCTGCAAGCGCAGGTCGTTGATTTTATTGGGCTTCTTCTTTATATATATATCTTTAAAATAAATAATAAAAGACAGCTTCAGAAAATGATACACAGGGAGAGCGGGTCTAGGAATTACCCCTTCATCATCCTATTCTCAACTTTTTCTATGTTTGGCAACGCCACCGCTTCACCTCTTCCCCTGTACTCCAAAATGCCAAGCGGTTCATTATTTATTATCTTAACCCCCCACAACCCGCATGGTTATTGACATCTACACTTTTTTAATGTAAGATAAACACCCTAGTTCTGTAATTTATATTCTAAAAGGAGTCACCATGTCCCGCCCCATCAAGTACCGTAACGCTGACGACCTGATCGAGAACTGCACAATCAAAGAGGGTTGCATCATTTGGCCCGAGACCGATTCAAGTGCATCGCCCGTCATCAGTCCCGCAAGCCCACTTGCCAAAACCATGCGCACCAACTCAGTTGCTCGTATGTTGTTCATCTTGTGCCGACACCTGCCCGCGAGTACGCGTCTTGTGAAAAGGTGCAACACCGAGTCGTGCGTCAACCCATGGCATTACACCGAAGCCAACGCAGTAGTCCGCAAGCGGGCAACGCTTAGTGATAACGGGCTCGACCCAACAAGCCTGCTACCCAAGCAAGAATCGGTCAGGCATCTTGCGTTTCCAACTGACGAGGAAATCAACATGCTCAAACCCAAGAACCCTGAGATTCTTGGTGCGCTGATGATGTCTGCAAGCGTGGCGGGCTTTGACGCCAAGGGTCTGCCATACGGCAAGAAGCACAAGTTTGACGGTCCAATGGCATCGCCCGACAAGCCCGTACTGGTGATTCGCAAGCGTGAGGAAGCCAAGCCCGAGGTGCAACCCGAGGAAAAAGAGGAGAGCATTGACGACTTCTTCGATATGTTAGAGCGTGGATTCGCGGCAAGGAAGAATCCCCAAAAGGGCGGAATGAGTGCCTAAAACACGGAATGCCCCTTGACAAAGTCAAGTTTCTGTGGTACAATGTACGCAGTACATTAGTTAATCAGGGCTGTGTACTGCACGCAATCTTGCGTTAGGGAATTACCCTTTACCCAAGGGTTTTTCCTCAATCTCTTTTATTGGAGTCTGTTTTATGCACAACCTTACGCCATGGCAACGCACCGAGCGCGTTGTGTTGCTACTTGCAGTCATGGTACTGCTTCTCGATCTCTTTTACTGGAGACCATGATGCAGATGTTCAACCAAGGCTTTCGCAATCCTGTCCCCTTCAACCGCTTTGCTCTCAGTTGGCTTCAAGCCTTCGATGAGTGTGTGCGTGACGGGCGTGACTACACCGAGCTTCATTTCTATCGTCACCCCGAGACGGGCGAGATCATCATCACCTACTGGGAGATCAATTGATGACTCACATTTCTAAAGAATACGATGACGATCATCACGCGTGGCACAGCTGTGTTCACTGTGGTGATGATGTCCACCACGAGCGGTACGCCCTTGGCTATCGCCTGTGTATGCATTGTGGCAATCAAGCCGCGATCTCCGCACGCCAGTCATGGTGTGTGGTGCAACCCTACGGCAAAGGTCCTTATATGTTGGTGACCGAAGCAAGCGCACCCAAGACGCTTCTCGACACCAACCAAAAGTACCCGCGTTCGTAACGGAGAAACCCTGATGGTCAGGGTATTTCCTTTTCTCTTTTCTTCTTATCAAGGAACTTAAATGTCTAAAGAACTATCTTTCAATCGCACAGTCAACTTCACAGAAACCGTTGACATCATTCTTAACTCTGGTGCGAACTCAGTACACCTTACTGGCGAACCAGGCGTTGGCAAGACTGCGATTCAGAATGTGCTTGTCGAGCGCACAGGCTACCGCAAGGTCTACATTGACGGACCGAACACCGATGTCGGTCAATCGGGTATGCCCATTCCCAATCATGCGACTCGCACCTTGGACTTCTATCCTGCTGACTACTATGGTCTGCACTTGAACGAACCGCAAGTCATCATGATTGACGAGTGGACTAAGACCGATGACTATGTGCGTAACACCCTGCACCCACTATTGCACGAGAGACGCCTCGGCACATTCGAACTGCACCCCGATACCATCGTGTTCACGACGGGCAACATGGACGGTGATGGTGTGGGTGACTATGCGAAGGCGCATACGCGCAATCGTCAGACATGGCTCACTTACATGAAGCCAACTGCGAGCGAGTGGCTCGTGTGGGCATCGAACAACGGAGTTGCCGCTGAGATTCAGGCGTGGGTGAAAGAGTATCCCCATTCCCTCGCATCGTACATGGACGGTGGGCAGAAGGAGAACCCATACATCTTCAACCCAACTGACGCATCACAGACTGCGTTCGTATCACCTCGTTCGTTGTTCAAGGCATCGCATTGGGTAACTATCCGTGATCGCATCACCGAGAATGCATTGATCGCTACGCTTGACGGTACGCTCGGTATCGCGGCATCGCGTGATCTGCAAGCATACATCTCGCTTGCCGATCAGTTGCCTACATCCGAGTCAATCGAGAAGTCACCCGATACTGCGCCAATACCTAGCAGTCCAGCGGCTCAATGTATCTTGGCATTCAAGGCGGTGTCTGTCTGCACACGCGAGACATTCGCTACATGGCTACGCTACCTCAAGCGTATGCCCAAAGAGACTCAAGCTGTGTTTGTCAACACCATTCTTGAGAACCGTGTGAAGAAGGACTGGGTGCTTGTGCATCCTGCGTTCGTTACATGGGCGCGTGAGAACCAGTACATGTTCTCAGGCTTAAAAGGATAAACCCTTTGGTCAAGGGTAATTCCATTCATCAACTATCAGGAGAGAGTTATGACTAAAACTGTAAAGATCGGTGCGCCTGTTTCTTATAAGAACTGCTACATCGTGCCTGTCAACGAGGGCTTTGATCTGGTCGACAAGACCACGGGTCGGTGGATTCATTTACCAAGTCAACGCTTGGCTAAGTGGAACGCAACTGTGTGGACACGCTTGTCTATGGAGTTCGATACATCCAACCCTTTGTCCAACACCAAGCTCACCAAGCTTGAGGTTACGGCAGTCGTTATTGATAAACAACCAAAGGAAAAGAAATGAGAAGTATATGGATTGCAATCGGTCGTAGCGATGACCCCGAAGATCGCTCAGTTCAACATCTGTATGTATTCGAATCATCGTTCGATGCACACGGGTTTGTTAACCGCATACCAAGGTACGACCACTTACCTGAAGAGGCTCGCAACATCATGTGGTCGGTGACTGAGCATGCTATCAACGAGAGCAAAGTTCGGGCGTTGACCGACTACTGCTCGGTGTACGAGGAGCAGTGCGATGAGTGACAACGATCTGCTGACATTCATCCTGCTCGTATGGGCGGGCGTGGCTACGGGTCTGTGGCTTGACGCTAGGCGTGAAACCAAGCTGACCAAGAAGATCATCATCCATCTCGTTCAGAACAAGGACGAGCGTGAGAAGTTCTTCTCGGGCGCTGACCTGATGATTCAATCAAGAGGTGACTTCGATGCACGATAAGAAAACATTGAACAACCTTTACCACGCGGGCATGGCGTTCGCGGCTCAACTACGACTGGTCGGTGAACATGAAGCCGCCCACGACATCGAAGTGTATGTGTTAGATATTAAGAAGGAGTTAGAAGATGCTAGTACTGAAGAATAGATTGACCGCTGAACAGCGGGTCGAGCTTGTCCATGTGAGTCTCATGCGCAACAAGGCGTTTGCTTTGTTCGCTGGTCTGTTCATGGTCGGCAAGACAACAGTTGAGGACAACAAGATGACTGCGGCTACCAACGGGCGAGACGCTCGGTATGGTCGTGAGTTCGTTGACTCGTTGTCTGACAAAGAGTTGGCGTTTCTCATCATGCACGAGAACATGCACAAGTGCTATCGTCACTTGACTGTGTGGCGTTCTCTGTATGAGGAGGATCATCGCCTTGCTAACCTCGCGTGTGACTATGTCATCAACATCCAGTTGGTTGATATGGATCCGAACGAGGACATCATCGCGTTCCCACGCGACAAGAAGACTGGCAAGCCTATCGGTGTAGTCGATGCACGATTCCGTGGTATGGATAGCAAGCAGGTGTTCGACATCCTCAAGCAAGAAGGCGAAGATGGTGGCGAAGGTGGCGATGGGAATAACCCTGACGGTGAGGGTAATTCCGATGGCGGGCTTGACTCACATGATTGGGAGAACGCTATCAACGGCATGAGTGAGACCGAGAAGAAAGACCTCGAGCGTGAGATTCAACAAGCCTTGCGTCAAGGTGGCATCTATGCGGGCAAGGTTGGCGCGAACATGCCACGCGAGATTGGTGAACTGCTCAAGCCCAAGGTTGACTGGCGTTCAGTCTTGCGTAAGTTCGTTCGCACATCTCTCAAGGACAGAGACTCTGTGTCATGGCGTAAGGCTCATAAGAACTTCTTATGGCAGGATGTAATTCTTCCCAGTATTCTAGGGAAACGGATGAAGCATCTCGTCATCGCTATGGATACATCTGGCTCTATTCAGGGTGAGTTGTTGACGGCGTTCTTATCTGAGATGAATCAGATCGTCAAAGATGTGGGGGCTGATCGCATCGACATTCTGTATTGGGATACCGAAGTGGCGGGTCACGAAACCTACAAGGGTACAGACACAGCCATTGTGCATCGCACGAATCCCAAGGGTGGCGGTGGCACAAACCCCGATGTAGTCGTGGCGTACATGAACGAACATAAGCTCAGCCCTGATGCTCTCGTGATGCTGACGGATGGGTACATGCACACCAACAAGCCTGCATGGGCTTCTCTTACCAAGCCCACATTGTGGTGCATCTTGGGCAACGATGGGTACGAAGTACCTTGTGGTCAAAAACTTGTTATCAAGGAGTAATCATGTCTGAAGAATTTATCTTGTGTATCGGGGACTCGAAGTTCCTGCTCAGCTTGGACGAGGCGATGCAGATTGCCACGGCACTTAACTCTGCTCAGTACATTGGTACTGAGTGGCTCAACGGTGTAACCAACGGGCGTAACCATGTAGTGAAACGCCCGAACTATCAGTCAGCAGTGGTCAGCCCAATGACTGCGATCTTTCGCATGGAGCTGGACGCCAACCAAAAACTATTGGAGCAGAAATGAATAAAGCAGCGGGTTATTCCGTAATCCTTAACAAAGAAACCTTTGATCTTCTTCGTGATGTCAAGGTTGATCTTACAAAGCGATTGGGCTTTGAACCAACCAACGGTCAGGCGATTCGTCATCTGATCGCTGTGTTCTACGGGGAGGCGGAAATATCCTCTAAGTGAGGGTAATTCCGTGGGCTTATGCCATTAGTCATATTAGCTAAAGGTAAGGTCGTGCATCAGCGCGAGCCATTCCCAACTATTGGTTGTCGTGCAAACGAGAACCGTATTACTCAGCAGAACAAGAATCTGCTGGCATCCCACATGCTCTCCAAGAGTATGTCCATTATTCAACAGTCTTTATTGAAGGAAACAAAATGAGTTACAACACAGTAGGCGTAGCGCCGATCAACAGCTACATGGAAGCGGTGCAGAGATACGAGAACACAAAGCCCATCCGTGGCAAGACCGTTCGCCCCTTGGGTGCGAGGCGTTACCACAGTCGCTCTGACATCACAATGCCAGAGAATATTGTGCGCCTTAACTATTACGGTCAGGCGTTCGTAGAGTGGTATCCCGATGACACATTCATCGTGTATGTACCCAAGTGGCATTCAGCGTTCATGATTGGAGACTTGTCTGCGTATCTACCGCTCAACATGTATGTCGAGTGGGATAGCGGGCGGTATGTTCTAAGCATTCGTGCCGACAATCAGTCGCGCAAGTACTTCCTTGACCAACCACTTCAATTCCATCGCGTACCTAACGAAGATAGGTATAGCGCACAGTTCGATCTTGTGGAGAAGCCCAGTGCTTACCACACAAGACTGCGCCCTAACGCGTACAAGAAATACATGGCTGAGTTCGAACCATTCTTTGCATGGTGCGATCTCGTCAAAGACTTTGAGAACAAAGACAACAACATTGTCATGGAGGGCAAGGAAGCACAAGCGTCCCTGCGTAAGGCTTGCGGGATTCCTGTTAGCGAAGAATGGTGGCAGAAGGTGTACACCGAAATCTATAAGCTGGACCCGAATGATCCAGTCAGAACTCAGATGCAAGCGGATTACAACATGCACGACTGCATGCCACGAGGCGGGCGTTGGAAGCGCAACATCTTTCACACGGCTAGTGCTACGACGATTCTCAACTGGTTGAAAGATACCACGGGTGAGCATTGGGTCAAGGCTAGAACCATCATCATCACGCAAGCTGGGACTTACAACTTCAGCATGGGCGGAATGATTATTAGCACCGAGGACGCTAAGGAATTCCTGCGTGAACTCGTGCTTCATGTGCATCGTGACGAATGTTTCATTCGTACCAAAACCAAGGACGGAGAAGTGCCTACAAAGCGCAACTACGAATACTTCAACTCGTTTGCTTTTTCAATGGAGAAACCCTTGGCTCAAGGGTAATTCCAACATCATCAAGGAGAACATACTATGCTAGACAATACAACACCAATCATGTCGCTGTCATCAATGGCGATGCTCGTCGAACTGCGCATCAGCACATGGACTGCACGCAAGCGTGACAAGGAAACCACATCTGATCTGAACACTTCCAAGAACGCAGACCAAGATGCTTCCTCTGTTTACAAGTACCTCATGGCGGGCAGTAATCATCTCGAGAAGATAGAGAAGTACGCGGCTAAGTGCCGTGCGTGGAACAACCAACAGACCTTGCCTTGGATGAAGGGCGTGGGCTTGTTGCCCATGGAGAACTTCTTCAAGTATCGCGAGCAACTAGGAACGATGGAGGCTAACTTCAACACGCTAGTCAATGAGTTCGTAGTAGCTTATCCGTCGTTGGTTAGTGCGCAGGCGTTCAAGCTCGGGGATTACTTCGATGCCTCTGAGTTCCCCGATGCTGACACATTACCTCGTCGGTTTAAGTTCGCGTACAACTTCCTGCCCGTGCCTGAGAGCGGTGACTTCCGCATCAACTGCGAGGCTCGAGTCAAAGCTGATCTGCAAGAACAGTACGACAAGATGTACAACGAGAAGCTGGTCGATGCTATGCGTGACCCATGGGACAGACTGCACAAGATGCTGATAAAGATCAGCGAGACCTTGACAGATGCGCCCGATGGTAAGCGCAGTATCTTCCGCGATTCGTTGGTGACTAACGCAGTAACCCTGTGTGAGCTACTGACTGTATTGAATGTGACCAAAGACCCCGAGCTTGAGAAAGCTAGGCGTCTGCTCGAGCAAGCTATCACAAGCATTGATGCAGATGATCTGCGCAAGATGCCTGAAGCACGGCTCGAGTTGAAGACATCCGTTGACGACATCCTTAACAAATTTAACTTCTGAACAACATGACACAACTTACTAATATCAGAATCCCAAGCGACTGCGTTTTAGACCCGCTGCTCGAACCGTTAGCCAATAAGCTAGCATTGGATAGACCTAAGTGGGTATTCAAAGCTAAGTCTACGAACAAGCACAACCGCTGGCGTCATACATCAGCGGTGCATGAGGGTCCGAGCTTGCAACCAAACACTTTCTATATCAGAGAGTTGGATGTGTTCGAGAGCGACGAAGAGCTAGGCACTATCGGTGTGGACTGGGCGTATCGCCGTAGCCAAGCGCAACGCTACCATTGGTATTTAGAATCGTGGCGTATCGTGCGTGAGCGTGGCTCAGCCAACACCAAGACGAGCATGAAGATGGACATCATCGTGCGTGAAGCCAAGAAGCAGTTCAAACCCAAGGGCTTGACCGAGCTTATGGAGACCGCCAAGCCCAAGATAAATGGTGCTTGGTATCACGCTGTACGCGATCTGATCTACCCGTTCGAGAGGATGCAGGGCATCAAGTCAGGGACGGACTTGCAGTTGTATGCGTTCTGCTTAGCCAACAACCGTGATGTTGACATGAGTAAGTTCGATCACTTACTCAAGCAATTGCGGTCGCCTGAGTACGAGACGATCATTGCCAACTACGAGTTAGGTAGGCACTTGGAGGAGCAGGTAACCAATAACAATGTACTGGATGTGATAGTACATGATGGTATGTTTGTTATGGCAGAACCTAACACCGACATTCCTAGACGCATGGCGTATGAGGAGATGCCCATACCTTGGCAAGAGCGTATCGCTGTGCTACAGTTAGTCAGCGATGGTGAGCTAGTTCGTGACACGGGCTTCCGAGTCAACGAGAATTGGTACCGTATCATCAAATGATTGTTTGTTGAGACTTGCCTTGACCCGCTTCGGCGGGTCTTTTTTTGCCTTGGAAAAACCCTTGCTCAAAGGGTAATTCCGAGTAGGTATTTCCCCTAATAAAAAAGGACTTGACATAGTCCAGTATTGCCACTACATTATCTACTCATTAGGAGTAAATGTGGCATCTACACCAGAGCGCAAAGTTAAAGAGAAGGTGGTTACCGTTCTCAAAGAATACGGCGCATACTATTTCTTCCCCGCTACCTACGGGCTAGGTCGTGCGGGCGTTCCCGACATCATAGCTTGTTACAACGGCTTCTTCGTAGCCATTGAATGCAAGGCGGGCAAGGGAACAACAACAGCACTACAAGAACGAGAACTCCACCGCATACGCATGGCGGGCGGATTAGCACTCGTCATCAATGAAACCAACATAGATTTGGTACACGAGAATTTAGAATTTATCAAGGAGTTAACAAATGAAGTTGAAAGACAAGTTCTTAAGATACCCACTGGCTCCTGAAGTCCTCGCGCTTCTTGAGAAGATTGATTCCATTGAATCAGTTTTTGATACCAGTTACTACCCCATCAAAAAAGTTTTAAACCTCGACGGTTTCAGCCGCTATGAACGGTGGATGCTTGTGCGTAGCTTTAGCCAAATTGAGAAGCGTCATGCCTACTCATGCGCCATGCATGTGGTGGTAAAGAATGAGATGCCCGAAGACCCCGACAAGGTAGTCAAGAGTAGTATTTTGACTCGTGGTGCAATTATTAAAGCGGCTCAGCAAGAGTTTAATAAAGCTTTCGCGGCTCAGCAAGCATCAAACTTGGCAAATAACCACGGGGGGATCGCCCACGGCTTACATTCAAGCACCCCGTACGACATATACAAAAACACTCCGCAATGATAACGATCGACTTCGAAACCTACTACGCCACGGACTACAGTCTGACCCGACTGACGACCGAGGAGTATGTACGGGGTGACCAATTCCAAGTGATCGGAGTAGCCGTGAAGGTGAACGATGCGCCTGCGGAATGGTTTACTGGCACGCACGATGAGACCGCTGAATGGCTTGCTCAGTTCGACTGGGGCAACCACTTCGTGTTAGCCCACAACGCTATCTTTGATGCGGCAATCATGACTTGGGTTTTTGGACAGCGCCCTAAAGCGTGGCTCGATACTATGTCTATGGCTCGTGCAGTCCTTGGACCCAACGCATCGGTCAGCCTTGAGAAGTTGTCCAACCACTTCGGGTTAGGCACTAAAGGTACAGAAGTCATAAATGCCAAGGGCTTGCGTCGTGAGGACTTTCCCGCAGATCAGTTAGCGCAGTATGGCGAGTACTGCAAGAACGATGTGGAGCTGACCTACAAGTTGTATGCAGAACTCAATGGCACATTCCCCGTCAAAGAGAAGCGACTTATCGACATCACCATCCGCATGTTCAGCGACCCGTTGATTGAACTGGACACCGAGCGTCTTGAGGAACATCTGCGTGGCGTGCGTGAACGCAAGGAGAAGTTGTTCACTGACTCAGGCATTACGAAAGAAGTGCTTAACAGCAGTGCCAAGTTTGCTGAACTGTTACTGGCAAACCATGTGTATCCCCCAGTGAAGATTAGCCCCGCGACGGGCAAGGAGACCTACGCCTTTGCTAAGAGTGACGCTGACTTCGTAGCCCTGCTTGAACACCCGAACGAAACGGTGCAGGCTATTGTTGCCGCTCGGCTTGGCGCAAAGAGTACGCTTGAGGAGACACGCACCGAACGATTCATCGCCATCGCTAAGCGTGGTCCCATTTTGGGATCATTGCGTCGCATGCCTATTCCGTTGAAGTACTACGCGGCTCACACAGGTCGATGGGGTGGCTCGGATAAGGTTAACCTACAGAACCTGCCTAGCCGTGGCGCAGAGGGTGGCAAACTCAAGCGGTGCATCGTTGCACCTCGCGGGCATGTCATTATTGACTGTGACTCGTCACAGATTGAGGCTCGTGTATTGGCATGGCTGGCAGGGCAGAACGACATCTTGGACATGTTCGCAAAACAACAAGATGTGTACAAGTACATGGCGGGCATGATCTACAACGTCCGCGACGATCAAGTCAGTCCTGAGCAACGCTTCATTGGCAAGACCACGGTGCTTGGTGCAGGCTATGGCATGGGGGCTATCAAGTTTCAAGCGCAGTTGAAGAACATGGGCAAGGACTTGGACTACGATACATGTCGCCACATCATTAAACAATATCGGAATGTGAATCACCGCATCTCCGACTGGTGGAACCACCTGAACATGGTGCTTCTGCATATCGCTAATCAAAAGCCAATTGAAGTTGATCGCGTGGGCTTGCTGACTACAACACCCTTCACGGGCATAGCCCTTCCGAATGGTCTGTATCTAAACTATCCTGAGTTGGAACGCCACACGAATGGCGACATCACATACTTTACACGCCAAGGACCAAACAAGATTTACGGCGGTAAGGTTGCAGAAAATATTTGTCAGGCGGTTGCTCGTTGCATCATCGGAGAACAGATGATTCAAATTGAAAAACGCTATCGAGTCGTGCTCACCGTCCACGATGCGATAGCTTGTGTTGTGCCGCAAGACGAGGCAGACGAAGCTCGTGCGTACATTGAACAGTGTATGCGTACATCACCATCATGGGCTAAGAACCTACCCCTCAACTGCGAGTCAGGCATGGCTCAGAACTACGGAGATTGTTAATGTCTAAACCGATCACATGGTCGTACAGTAGCTTGTCGCTATACCAACAGTGCCCAAAGAAGTACTACCACCTCAAGGTAGCCAAGGATGTCAAGGAAGAGATGGGTGAAGCCATCACCTTCGGCAACGAGATTCATAAGATAGCTCACCTATACGTTGAACAGCATCATCCTATTCCTGAGAAGTACGCGTCCATCGAACCAGCTATCAAGGCGTTGAAAGATATGCCGGGTCGTAAATTGTGCGAGAACAAGCTGGGCTTGACCGCTGACCTCAAGCCATGTGGCTTCTTTGATAAGAACGTATGGTGGCGTGGCATCGCCGACATCATCATCTTGCAGGGCGACACAGCTCTGACAGTTGATTACAAGACTGGCAAGAAGAGCCAGTACGCTGATCTGAAACAGCTTGAGATTCTTGCGCTTGCAATGTTCAAGCACTTCCCTGAAGTTAAGAAAGTCAAAGCGGGCTTGTTGTTCCTGTTCGCTGATGACTTCGTTAAGACTGCCTATTCAGCCGACTCGCAGAGCGATCTGTGGACCGACTGGATGTCAGATGTTGGTCAACTTGAGGCATCTGTACACAACGATGTATGGAACCCCAAGCCCAACTTTACTTGTCGTGGCTGGTGTCCAGTCACATCGTGTGACCATAATCAAGGAGCTAGAAATGGTTAAAAGAAAGCAAACTAAGTCCGCAAAAATTCGTTCGTTCATTGCGGCAAACCCCAACGCAACCGCTAAGTACGTTGCTGAGCAACTGAATGTTGACGTGCAACTTGTGTACAACGTGAAACACAAACTGCGTAACCCAGTGAGCAAGCCTAAGATTGTTACTCTCATGGGCAGTTCGGATAAAAGTATCATGGAGCACATGAACCCTGACATCCCAGTCTACGATGACTCAGTTACGAGAGTATCGTCCAAGCGGCTTTCCGAGATTAAGAAAAAGTTAATCATGGAGTACTTTCCACCAGCCGACCCAGTCAACAATCCTGCACACTACACCGATGGTGGCATCGAGACAATCGACTACATCGAGGCGAAGGGCTTGGGCTACCACCTCGGTAACGCGGTGAAGTACATCAGCAGAGCGGGCAAGAAGGGCACGAACCAAGGACTCGAGGACTTGCGTAAAGCCCAGTGGTACTTGGCACGAGCCATCGAGAAGAACGAGTACGCCTCGCCTAACCGATGAAAGCCGTTCTGGAATTTATGTATCCAGACGACGAGCGCAAACTACTGTACGCCCTCAAGGGCCAAGACATGTACGTTGCGCTCGCCGAAATACGGATGCAGATCAACGACGAGTTCCATCACAACGCAGACCCCATAGCTGTGCTAATGCGTGTGAGGAACATAACAGAAGACATCTTTCGTGAATTGGGGGACGCATGACCGAAGATAGAAAGCCAACAAAGATTGAGTTTGCTGAAGGTTGCTTTGACGACTTTGAGGGTACGCAAGAAGAACTAAATGCGCTGATTGCGGACCTGAAAAACATGGTTGCGGATGGCTCGTTTTGGGAAAACACAGCACCTGTGGACGATGCTGACGAAGAAGAGCTGATTAAGTTACTCGCAAAGAAACAAAAACGGCAATGACTTGGCCCTTCCCCCTATTTCCGAACCCCAAGGACAAGGGTACTAAACAACCCAAGTTCAACCCTGACAACCACGAGGACGCACCGCTATGCCAAAAGGTTTGCTAGACGACATACCAATCTACAACAAAGCCCGTGACAAAGCATGGGAGGCGTTCATCAAACGCAAGGATGTAAAGAAGTCAGGCATGTTCAGCCAAGGCTTTCCTCTTGAGCGTGGGTACTACGAACTGTGGTGTCAGGCTTGGGATCGTGCATGGACTGCGGGATTTAAAGATGGTTGGGATTCAGGCCATGGCTGGGCTAAGTTAATGAACAAAAAGGAGAAGAAAACATGAAAGAACCAACAGCATGGCTGAACAAGGAACGTGATGTGATTACGTTTGACAACTTATTTCCTGAGATGACACCACTGTACAAGCGTAACGACGTGCTTGAAGAAGTTGCTAAAGAGTTTGACAAGATGACATCTCTGGGCGACACATCGGCTAGTTTTGCGCAGTATGTAAGGGATATGAAAAAATGAAAGCACTCAACCCATGGGAAGAACTTGCACAGGTCGACCGACCAAGCATCTTTATGAAGGACCCCTACTTCCGTGCACGCAACCCAAGCAACCAAATTAAAAATGAAGAAGACTTAGGTTACAAGCAATTCGGCGTGTTCACCCGCGCCAAAGAGAGACAACCCAACAAGCATGAAGGAGTACTTGTACATGCCGAGGCCAAAGCCCCCCGCCCCCCTAAAGGCACGATACGTACGTTTAAGTGACAAGCAGTTTATTATTTTCAACCATCTTGGCGGTGCTGAATGGTTGAGAGAGTTACTAGAAAAGAAAGACCCATTTCCTAAAAAATACTATGATGCAATTTTGAAAACAGGAGGCCCAAATGCCATACGTGAACAAACCCCGCCCATACAAGAAAGAATATGACCAACAGAAAGCCAGAGGAGAACTTGACGAACGAATGGAGCGCCAACGCGCCCGTCGAAAGATCGACAAGACAGGCAGAGATAGCGACCACGACGGCAAAGCAGACCGCCGTGAAGGAAAAGATGTTGCTCATATCAAAGCACTATCTAAAGGTGGGTCGAACAAAGATGGGGTCAAGATTCAATCAGCCCATAAGAACCGATCCTTTAAACGAAACCCAGACGGCTCAATGAAATAACATGCAAGTATTGAAAGACCGCACCCTAGTGGTCAGAACCCGCTTCCCAGCTCGCATCACCGAGACCATACCCACAAGCAATGTGGTGAAGGACCTTGGCGAAGAGCGGTACGAAGTGGCAGTACCATGGGACTGGACTAACGCTGAGAAGCTGACGCACATGCGTATCAAAGGCGTGCCTTCACCCATACAGCGTGACTACAAGTGGCCTCGTCCTATGGGCTTCGAGCCATTTGACCATCAGCGAGATACGGCATCGTTCTTGTCACTGCGTCGTCGCGCCTTCTGCTTCAACGAGCAGGGCACAGGCAAAACAGCATCAGTGATCTGGGCGGCTGACTATCTAATGACGTTGGGTTTAATCAAACGCGTTCTTGTTGTATGCCCTCTGTCTATCATGCAGTCCGCATGGCAGGCTGATCTGTTCAAGTTCGCAGTGCACCGTTCAGTTGACGTAGCCTATGGCGATGCCAACAAGCGGGCGAAGATTATCAGTGGTCCCGCTGAGTTCATCGTCATCAACTACGACGGCATAGCCACCATTGCAGATCACATGCTGAACCACGGCAAGTTTGATTTGATTGTGATTGACGAGGCGAACGCCTATAAGAACGTACAGACTAAGCGTTGGAAGTTGATGAACAAGTTTGTCACGCCCAGCACTTGGATGTGGATGCTTACTGGCACGCCAGCCGCGCAATCTCCTGTGGATGCTTACGGGCTTGGCAGGCTGTGCGTACCTAACCGCGCACCGCGTTTCTTCGGTGACTTCCGCGAGGCAGTCATGCAGAAGTTTGGGATGTTCCGTTGGGAACCACGCCCAGACGCAGAGAAGCAGGTGTTCGAGATGTTGCAGCCAGCCATTCGCTATGAGAAAGCGCAGTGCTTGGATTTGCCAGAGGTGACGTTTGTTAACCGCATCGCGCCGCTTACACCTTCGCAGAAGAAATACTACAAGGAGCTGAAGAATCAGATGCTTCTTGAGATGGCGGGCGAAGAGGTCAGCACGGTCAACGCCGCCGCGAAGATGAACAAGCTGCTACAGATTTCTTGTGGCGCTGTGTATTCAGACAGCGGTGCAACAATCGAGTTCGATGTATCAGACAGACTGCGTGTTGTGCAGGAAGTGATTGACGAGTCAAGCCACAAGGTGCTGGTGTTTGTTCCGTTCCGCCATACGATTGAGTTGCTTCGTGATTACCTTACGAAGAACGGTACAACGTGCGATCTGATTCACGGCGAGGTCCCTGTACAGAAGCGTACTGCTATCTTCAAGGACTTCCAAGAGAAGCAGAACATCAAGGTGCTTATCATTCAACCGCAAGCCGCCGCTCACGGGGTTACCCTTACAGCCGCTGACACCATCATTTGGTATGCTCCTGTTACGTCCACCGAGACGTACCTCCAAGCGAACGCCCGCATTGACAGGCCCGGACAGAAGAACGCGATGACCATCGTGCATATCGAAGGCAGTCCTGTTGAGAAGCGGTTGTACGCTATGTTGCAAGGCAACATCAACAACCACGAAAAAGTTGTAGATTTATACAAAAAAGAGTTGACTGAGACTTGACAAAGTCCAGAACAGCCCATACAATATTCGTTCATCAAGGAGAAAATATGGAAGATCAATCCATGGATAAACTGTCCGACGCGTACATGAAAATACGCTTGGAAAGAGACCAGCTTAAGCTGGCATACGAAGCTGACGATGCAGTACTCAGCGAAGCAATGGCTGGCATTGAACACCAAATGCTAGACATTATGAACACGACAAATGCAGATAGCATTTCGACGAAAGGCGCAACAGTAATTCGTTCTGTTCGCAAACGCTACAACCCAACTAATTGGGATGCAGTCTACAAAATGATTGCAAAGCACGATGCCTATGGACTGCTTGAGAAGCGCATCCACAACGGCAACATGAAAGATTTTTTAGAGCAACATCCAGATGAGTACCCTGCTGGTCTGAATGTAGATAGTCGTTACGCGGTAACAGTACGCCGCAAATCATCAACCTGAGAGAAAACCATGAGCAACATTACAACATTCCGCGCTGACCTTCCCGCCCACCTGCAAAACGTAGAGCTGGACGACTTCACCAAATCCTTCACCTCCTCTGGCGGTAGCGTCAAGCGCATCACACTGCGCGGGCGTGTCTTCCGTCTCGTGGATGGTGGCAAGGAGATCGCCAAGAACACTGACCCACACATGGATGTGGTGATTGTCAATGGCTCCAAAACTGTACAGAAATCTTACTATGGACAAGAATACAACCCTGACGAGACCTCAGTGCCAGACTGCTGGTCAAGCAACGGCGAGCGACCCGACGCTGACGTTGAAAACCCACAAGGACACAACTGCAAAGAGTGCCCTAAAGCTATTAAAGGTTCTGGCGGTTCTGGTCGTGCAGCTTGCCGCTTTTCTATGCGCTTGGCTGTGGTCCTTCGTAACAACCCCGCCGGTGACATTTATCAACTGATCCTGCCTCAGAAGTCTATCTTCGGTCAGGGCAACGTTGAGAGCATGCCCTTCCTGCAGTACGCCAAGTACGTCGGTCAATCAGGCTACAACCTGAACATGTTGACTACACGTCTGACCTTTGACACTGACAGTGACTTCCCCAAGCTGGTGTTCACAAACGCTGAGTTCTTGGATAAGGAAACATACGCAACTTGCGTAGAGCAGGGCCAGTCACAGATCGCCATCAATGCAGGCAGGCTCAACTTTACGAAAAAGGCTGAGCCCCAACTGCCCAAGTTGGTTGCCCCTGCTGGTTCTGCCGCCGCCGCTTTAGCCGCGCCTGCTAAAGAAGAAGCGGTCTCTGAGCCAACCGTGCGTGCTGAGAAGAAGAAAGAATCTACCCCGCCCAAGCCCAAGCAAAATCTTGCCGCCATGGTGGATGAGTGGGGAGACGACGAGTGATCGGTTACACGTACCGCATTCGTAAACTCAACCGTAGCGCCGATAAGAAGAACATTGGCGTTCGGTTGGGCAGGCACTGCATTGACGAGAACATCTCTGTCACTGAGCTTGTAGAACTGCTGGGTGTAAGCAAGCAGACCATCTACAACTGGTTCATGGGAGTGCATACCCCGGGACCAAAACAATCTTCAAAGATTCGAGAGCTCTTCGCTCTATAACGGTTCGGGGGTAACTAGCTCGACGGAGCGAACGGGGTATCCGTCAGCCCCCGTTACCCCCATTTTTATTGACGTGTTTGGAAATATCATGGCGGATATTCAACTGCTACGGCGGGTAGTAGCCCCTAACGACGGCTGGTACTGCATATTCTCTCTGCTGAATGGCAAGGGGCCGCGACAAGATCACTACAAGACTCTCGAAGAAATACAGCAAGAAGCTGAGAGTCTGGTTGCTGAAGGGCGTGATGTCTACTTCAGCTTGGGCAAGTTTGTAACTAATGAAAACCGCGAAGCTGAGAACTGCGGTTGGATGCAGGCTTTCTTCTTGGACATTGACTGTGGCATCGACAAGGCTACACCGGATAAGTATGGGCGCATCAAGGGCTATGTAGATCAGGCTACTGGTATGCAAGCACTCAAGGACTTGTGCAAGGCTATGAGCCTGCCACGTCCAACGATTGTAAACTCGGGCCGTGGTTGGCACGTGTACTGGCCGCTGACTGAGGCGGTCGAGAAAGACAAGTGGTTGCCTGTTGCCGAAGCATTCAAGGCGCAGTGCGCGAAGCACAAGTTCATTGGCGATCCTGCTGTGCCAGCGGATGCCGCACGTGTGTTGCGTATCCCCGACACCACTAACTTCAAAGATGGGTCAACCGTCACGCTGATGAACGAGACCGATCCTATCTCGTTCGAAGACTTTGCCAAGTTGATGGGGCCGATTGCACCGCCCAAGCCAATCCATAAGCCAGCACAGTTAGATGAGTTAACACGCGCACTGATGGGCAACCGCCAGTCTCGCTTCAAGACTATCTTCGACAAGACCCTAGAGGGCAACGGTTGCGAGCAGTTGCGCAACATTATGGAGAACCAAAACGACATCGAGGAACCTCTATGGCGGGCGGGGCTGTCCATCGCCAAGTTCTGTGTGGACGGCGGCAAGGCTATACACATCATCTCCAAGCAGCACCACAAGTACGACCCACAAAGAACCGAAGCCAAAGCTGATACGGTCAAGGGACCCTACACTTGCGAGACATTTGATTCTATAGCCCCGAATATCTGTAGCAACTGCCAGTACAAGGGTAAGTTCAAATCCCCTATTGTCTTGGGTCACGAGATTGCCAAGGCCGCTGAGGGCACAGTGATTGAGTACGTTGTGCAGGAGGACGAAGAAGCCGCGCCAGTGCCAGCGTTCATTGTCCCCAAGCTACCTAATCGCTACTTCCGTGGCAAGACGGGCGGCATCTACAAGTACCTCAAGGAGGACGAAGATGGCGATGCAAGCGTAGCCCTCGTCTACGAGTACGACCTGTTTGTCACCAAGCGTTTGTTCGACCCGGGTCAGGGTGAGACAGTGCTGATTAGGTTGTCCTTGCCACGTGATGGCATTAAAGAATTCTCACTGACGCTGGTCGATGCGCTGAGCAAAGACGAGCTTCGCAAGGCGCTGTCGTTCCACGGCGTGATTGCCCTGCAACCACAGATGCTCTTGATTCTTGACTATTTGGTGCAATGTGCAAAAGAACTACAAATAACACAAGAGGTTGAAATGATGAGACAACAACTAGGCTGGGCTGACGACGACCGGAAGTTTATTCTGGGCGACCGTGAGATTGGCGCGGACTACATCCGCTACAGCCCGCCATCCAAGGCTACTCGTGATGTGGCGCATGCGCTTCGTCCCATGGGCTCGTTTGAAGAGTGGAAAGAGATCATCAACGTTTACGACATGCCCGGCTTCGAGCCGCATGCGTTTGCTGTATTCACTGCATTTGGCGCACCGTTGATTAAGTTCATGGGCATCAAGGGCGGCATCATCAACCTGATTAACAACCGCTCTGGCACAGGTAAGTCCACCATCCTACAGGTCATGAACAGTGTATGGGGCCACCCCGATGAGCTGATGATTCAGTGGCGTGACACACTTAACGTCAAGCTGCACCGCATGGCTGTAATGTGCAACCTGCCCTTGGGCGTGGATGAGATCACAAAGATGAGCGGCGATGACTTCTCAGACTTAGCGTACAGCGTTACGCAGGGCGCACCCCGCCGCAGGATGAAGTCCTCCACTAATGAGGAGCGCGAGTCCCAAGGCTACTGGGCGACCATGATGGTGGCTACATCCAACGCCAGTATGACTGACAAGCTCGAGTCCTTGAAGTCCACTGCCGAGGGCGAGCTTATGCGTTTGATGCAGTACCGCATCGACCCAACCAACAACTTGGATAAGGCAACTGCCAAACACATCTTCGGCAGACTGCACAGTAACTACGGTCATGCGGGTGGCCCATACGCTCAGTTCTTGGTGCAGAACTTGGAGGAGATTATTGATGCAACCCTCAAGCTACAGATCAAGCTTGACAAGGCAGTGAACATTGAGACACGTGAGCGCTTTTGGTCCGGCATGGCTGCGGCTAACCTTGCGGGCGGTATGTTTGCCCACAAGCTGGGCCTGCACGATATTAACTACAAACGTGTGTTCGACTGGTCGGTCGAGGAGATCAAGTCCATGCAGGGCTCCGTGCGTTTGAACTTCAATGACTATGCTACTGTGGTCGGTGAGTTCTTACTCAAACACAACATGAACATCCTCGTGGTCAACAAGTACAGCACGTCCAAGGCGGGCATAGCTGCCGCGCCTCTGCTGACACCACGTGGTGCGCTGATCGTACGCTATGAGCCAGATACCAAGAAGATATTCATTGTCCGTCAGGCGCTCAAAGACTACTGCGCATCCAAGCAGATCACCTTTACAGACCTGTTGGCTGGGTTAAACAGCACTGGGGCGTTCATTGCAGAGGTCCGCACCCGTCTGGACATCGGCACAGAGATCACTGCGCCCCCTGTTGTAGCCTTGGAGTTTGATGCTGACCTGCTGGGTGTCGAGCCAGACACAGGCATTACGGGCGATGCGGATTGAGGGGATTAATTACGAGCTGGACTGGCAGGAGTTCACTGTTGGCAGCTCGTTCTTTGTACCGTGCTTGGACGACGCCAAGGCTCGGGAACGCATAGAAAGCAAGATGAGCCGCCTTGGTTACGCAGTAATCGTTAAGCTAGTAATAGAAGACGGCATCAGGGGTTTGCGTGTTTGGCGAACTAGACGTACAATTTGAGTGCAACTAGCAGTTGCTTCTCTCCTTGATATATTAGCCCCGCCTAAACAGCGGGGCTCTTTTTTCAGTGGAACTGATCGAAGTAGTTGGCCTTCTTCTCAGCGGGCTTGGACTCTTTCTTCAGTTTGTCCACATAGTCTTGCGTCACGATATGGCGTAGCTTGTCGTCAATGTACAGACCTTGGTCAGTTTTTGCAGACTTCTGCATCTTCTTCTCAATTGAGCTCACGAGACCATCAACGTCAATTGCATCAGTTGGGTGGCGCTCATTGAAGTCTACGATTTGCTTCAGAGCTTTATCTACACCATCAGCATCACCAGTCATGAAGTACAGACCAAACAGGTTCAATGCTTCAGTGCGTTTCTTAGTAATGCCTTCAGCCTGACCCTTCTTCGTGATGTTGAAGTACTGACGCTCGGCAAGTTCTGATGTACGGAAACCAAGTGACTGCATGGCCAACTCAAATGGGCTGAACTCGTCCACAATCTTGTCGCCCGCTAAGTTCGTCGCGCCCTCTTTGCTGTAGCGGAAGGCTACCAGCGGCTGACGAACAAACGCTGGCATGATGGCTTCAAGTGCACGATCACCATGGCCGGTCTTAAACAGGTTATATGCCCGTGCACCCTGTTGCGCCATTCCAACAAATGGACCAAGAACTTTAGTAATGGCGTCATTAAGAGCAGTCTCAGCATCTACGTTCTGACGCATGTCTGGAATCCACATGCCATCAAGTTTGAGCTTGCTGGCAAAGTCGTAGCCCAGTGCGTTAAACGCGCCACGGCCAAGCAGCATGCCTGCTTCTTTACCTAGCGTGTTGACTGCCCAGTTCATGAACTCAAGCTCAAAGTCCAAGCGATCTTCATCATCCGGGGCCATACCAAAATTAAATACAGCCTCAATGATGGCCGCTACGGTTGAGAAACCCCAGAGACCAGTTACCCCCGACATGATCCCCGCCATGCCCATGGTTCCAATAAAACGCGCACGCGCTTCGCGTCGGTCGGCTTCGGTCAAACCTTTGAACGAGTTGTACGCGTTGCGTGCCAAGAAAAACGTCATCTGCTGCGGGAACTGCTTGAACTGCAAAACCACGCGAGCAACTGGGTGCTGCATGTAGCGGGGCTTATTTGGTGCAGAGTAATCAAACATAGACCGGTTGGTCACGTCCTTGGCTTCTGCAATAGCTTCAGCAAACGCTTGCTGTTGGTTTGCGTAGCCAGCACGTTTCTCCATAGCTGCGCGGAACGCAGACATGGCCGTCACCTCACGGTTCAAACGCTCAGCATGGTGGAACAAGAACGAGATCACCTGCATCGACTTATTGGGGATGCCAGAGTAATCTTCTGTTGGCTTAGAAGCCAGACCAGATTGGTCGTATGCAGCGGTAATGTCAATCAAGCCGTCAGCTACGAAACGTTTGTACGCAGCCATCTCTGCACCCGTAAGATTTTTAGAGCGCTCCAGAGACGGAGTCAACAAGCGGAAATCACGAATACGACCGCCGGTCTCAACACCAAAACCCGTAAGGCCAATGTCTGCAACCGTTTTAGATATTTGTGCCATAACGTTGGCAACTGCACGGGTGTAACCCATCTTAGGGTTTGCCCTAACTTGCTGGCCCACCAGTGTAGGCACGCCAATCATGATGCCGCCCAAGACGTTGGTTACGGCAGATGCCACAGACGTCAGGTAATAGATGAAGCCAATGTTAGAGAAGTAGCTAACCCATGCGCCATCATCAGGTGGGTTCAGCATCGCATTCAGACGAAGCTCAGTCTCTTTAATAAAGTCACGCAGTTCGTCATTCTCAGCAGCCAGCACTGGATCGTAGTTTGCGCCAGCAGGTGTACGGCGTTTAACTTGTGACCGGGCTGCATCCATCTGAGAGAACATCTCGGGTGAATACTCAAAGCGAGCCAGCTGATACGCCATATTGAATGACGTACTAGCAAAGTTACGCAAGGCGTCTTGTGAGAAACCTTCCACGCTGTTACGGTGGATGAACTGATTGCGCATACTGCGGTCAGGTTGGTTCTGCAAGAACGTTTGGTAGAAGCTGTCTTTCAACTCATGCTTACGATCGTTGGCTTCTTTAGTCGATAACCCCGCAAAGTCAGCGTTGTCCACGGCAGCAAACACTTCTTTCAAGAAGGCTGACTGCTGTGCGTGCAAGTCCATCTGCTTGGCGTAGTCGTTACCAATGTTGTCGCCAATAGTTTGAGACAAGTATGGGTCACGTTTTAAACGCTCTTCCACGTGAGCATCCCGTGCACCTTGAGACTCAAACATGTAGTACTCACGGCTCGCGCCTCGACCAATCTGATACCAGAAGCGGCCATGACGCATCAGCGGGAAGTACGGGCCTTTGAGTGCGCCCTTCTCAAACTCGTTACGAATCTCAAGGATCGTCGCTTCAGACACGCCAAGCTGACGCATCTGAATGATGCGGCGGTTCATCAAGCGCTTGTAGTTAGCGTAACGACGTTGGAAGAAGTTACGCACTTCACGGTAAATAGCTTTGGCCTCTGGGTCTAGAGCGTTCCAATCCAGCATCAACTGCACGTTGGCGTTGCGCTGGGCTGTATTAGCTTTATCAGGGTCCACCTCTGCAATAGTCGCTGAGTGCATAACCGCACCCAACTGGCGAGACATGTCAGGGTCTTTGGATTGCAGTAGTTCCCAACGGCGGGAAATCTTGGCAGACTCCTCAAGGATGTTGCTCTTGCGGGCAAGGAAGTCCTCGGTCACTTTAATGAAGTTGCTAATCTGCGGGATGCGACCAGCAACCAAGTCATCAATCTGGCGCAGTGTCAACACACCCAAGAAGGCGGGACGCAGCGCGGAGTCAATGTTTCTAAACTCACGTTTAACTTGATTCCAATTGCGCACCTGCATCCAGCGACGCAAGGTTGACGGCTGGTTCGGCATACCCTTGGGCATGATCTTGGGTTTTCTTTTCCCAGTAGCCATGGCCTTGGGGCCAGTGGTTACCGTCATACCCTCAATGGACATCGTGCCAGCCATCATCGCATCAGCAGCAAGCATGGCCTCTGCCATGACGTTGCTTTCGTAGCCCTTCTTAACATTAAAGAGCCTGCGAATAGCATCAGTGAAGCGGTTCTGCAATGAGTAAGGCGCTGCCTTGTAGCGATACGCACGCAGCTTGGCTTGGAAGACTGGATTAGTCAGAGCTTCAGACACAAATTCGTGCAAGTCTTTAAGGCCGTAGATAGCACCGATGTCAGCGCCATCTTGTTGCAGTTGTGTCTTGGCGTACTCATACAGCTCGACCAGACGATCGTAGCCTTGGCGTTGGAAGCCACTAAGTCGCTCTGGGTTGTCAAGCAAGTGTGAAGCCGCAGCGTGAATAGTCTCGTGCAGCAGCAAGTGGTTAGTTAGTTTGCCAACACCACGGCGCATGACAATAGTGTCAGTCGCTGGGTCATACTTGCCGCTCCATGCGTACTGCGTGTTGACCAGATCAATCAGACTCTGAAGCACCTGCTTGTTGGATTCAGATGCATTCACCTGATCCATGGATGATTCAATCTGCGCCAGCGCAGACAGAATAGTGCGAAGCTTGCCAGAACGAAGGTCAGCAATCAGTGTGCCCTGCTGGTCCGTTGGGTAGATGGCGGTAATAACATCGCGCAGAGCGTCAATACGCTCTTGCAAAGACTTGGCTATGTTGGGGTCGTTAGACAGCGACTCCATCGTGTCGGCATCAACCAGTCGAGTCTGAGCCGTAAAGTTTGTGTCGAGCAGACGTTGAGCCAACTCCGCATAGTACGGGTTGCCTTTCATTTGAGCCATCAACTCTAACGCGCCACGTGCATCGCCAGCCTCCAGCATGCGTACCATGTCTGGGTGCAGCTCAGTAAGCATCTGAACTGTAGGCAGGTTCTTAGTCGACACTTCCACATCGGGGGTGGCTTCACCTTCCTCCGTTGCGGTTTCAGTCACGCGTTCAGAGATGCGTTTGAGCTTACGCTCAACTTTCTTCTGCTCAATCGTGGCCCGTTCTTTGGCCTCTTTTGCGAGCCGCTCTTCATATCTCTTAAGCGACTCGTGATAGTCTGTTATTGCTTTACTGTAAGCAACGTTGGCTTCGTGAGTACGCTTGTGCTCTTCGACCATCTCGTCAAGCACAGCCAGAGTACCGGGGGACAGATTCTCTTTAATCCACTCACGGAAGTTCTTGGCGTAGCGCCCGCCTTCGCCAAAGTAACCGTAGTTGGCATTGAAGTATTTAGGGTCGAGCTCGTAGTACGCTAAGTCATACGCCAGTGCAGACAAGGCCTGACCGAAAGTATCGCGGTTCAGGTTGTTCAAATAAGTCATGGCCGCAGACATTTGCGGTGACATCTTCACGCCAGCAGCAAACGCTTGTTTGATAGCCAGCACTGCGCCACGCAGCTTACTGTCGGCAATCACGTGCTCGTTCTCTGTTACACCTTGGCTGGGTCGACGTGGCTTGCCTTCGGCTGTCTTACCAAACTTCTGCGTAACCGCAGTGCCAGTAGTAACACGCTCTGCGTAGACGCCAGACTTGGGCATCCCCACACCAACACCCTTGCCGGACAGTTGACTAATATACTCACGCACCTCGTCACTGAACTGCTCAACGCCACGGCGGGTCGTGAGATCAGGGAGACCAGCTTTAGTGTACAGACGGCCCTTCTCTTCAGGTGACGCACGGCGCAGCGAGTCCATCAAAGCACGGAACGAGTCCAATCCGCCAACACGTGCGGTCAAGTACTTGAGCATGGTCCTAGCGCCAAGGCTTGTGCCTTCACCGGGTGCAGCAATGTCGTACTGCAGCATGGCTTTAGCGGCAACGTTCTTGGAACTGTTGTGGCGTTCTTGTTCTGTTGGTGTTTCTGCAACAGGCTCGATTAGGTCAAAGAAGTCCTTGACCTCTTCGCCTTCAGATGTCTGAGCTACGTGCTCAGTGCTGATGTCAGGGGCCTTAATTGGCTCGCCCTTCTGGTCGTACTGTACAGGTTCTGGCGCGGCGGGCGTTTCTTCTTCGCCTTCAACTTCCGCACCAAACATGTCGCGTTCAGATTTGGTTTTACGTTGAGTCTTGCCTTCAAGGGCAGCCATCAATTTATAGACATCGCCTTCGTCTTGATTGCCGAACAGGTCACCCTGCATGGCTTTAGGCTGGCGTTGTAACTGTGCAACAGCCTGATCTATCTGCTCTGACAATCTGTTGACGTGCTGCTCAGCCAACTGTTGACGGGATTTGATAGCCTCACCCGCAGTCATGCCTTCACCAGCTTGTGTGATGGCCCAGTTCTCGTCGTAACCACCAGCCTCCAGCTTGGCTATGTAGCGTTGCTTTGTAGCTTGCAGGTTGGCAATGGCCTTGTTGACATCACCGCCCGCCATAGCCATGGCATCGCGGGCCATCTGTGCCACCCGCTTTACCGTACCAAACATGTCGCTCTGCATGCCCCGAGCTTCACCAGCACCTTGAGATGCAAGCGCATCAAGCACGGGCGTGCCGTTGAACATGGGGTTCTTTAACTGCTGAATCAGGTTCCTGTCTTTGATGATGTCAGTGTTGGCATCTACGACATCACTTAAGTCCTGCGACACGATCTTCATCCTGCGCAAGTCAGCATCCGTTGGGCGTTGGATGCTAATTAAATCAGCAAGCTCAGTACGCAACTCATCGTACTGGCGGCGGAACTCGTCTAATGTACTCGGCTGCTGTCTTTCTCCTCCAGCAGCTGTGTCAGCATCCTGTCGAGTAGAAACCATTCCATCTGGTTCAGGTCCAGCAATTCCTCCGGCGGGGCCTCCTGCACCGGGCTCGCCAGCCAAGCCAGCGCTTTCTCCACCTGCTGGGGGGATAACTTGTCCAACATCTTCTTCCTCCGTGAGTCGATCTAAAACTGATTTGCCAGTTTTCTTTTCATCGCCTCGCAGATATTTGTCCGCGATGCCTTCTTTCAAGCCACGGTATCCGCCGGGACCTGCGCCGCCCAACGCACCAAGGATCAAGTTGGCCGCTGAGTCTTCACCAATCTCTTTACTCTTAACAACGTTTTTAACGCCGATGTCTGAGGCTACGCCTTCAGTTACTTCCTGTACACCCTCTTCAAGTGATGATAGACCAGCGCCAGCGCCTGTACGTGCAATGACTGATTTGCCAGCCACCTTTTTGAGCATGTCATCAAATGCGCCCGTTACTAGCTTACCGGTAAATCGGTCACCAAATGTAGCTACAAGACCCTGCAAGACCGCACCGGTCTCAGCGGCTTTCTTGATAGTCAGGTCTCGTGCCTCTTCTTCGGATGCGCCGCCTTCAATCATAGAAGCGTAGAAGGGGCTATCCGCCATCAGCTTATCGTGAGGCAGCTTACCAATGTACTCAGCGGCGCTAGTGCCAGCTTCTTCTGCGGCCATCGCGCCGCCAGCCAAACCGCCAGCAGTAGGGCTTTTGGTTATTACAGCGGTAGCAATAACAGGGGCTAACGAACCAAACACACTTGCGGCCTGCATTGCATAGCCACGCACGGTTGGGTTGGAGCCAAAATCAAGCTCCCCCTTAAAAATATTGCCCGTGACTTCAGACTCTTTGATAGCCTTCTTAGTCTTCTCAGATACGCTATCTTCAATGCTCTGTTGTACGCCTTTACCAATTTTGTTCAGGGCGTTAGCACCGGGAATCTCAGGAATAGAAGCAACTGCACGTTGAGCCTGCAGCTTGCGGCGTGCTTTTTGTTCATCGGTCTCTGGACCAAATAAAATCTCTTCCGTGTCCAGACCCGGCTGGTACACAGATGAAGGCATGAGGGCTTCTGGTTCGCCCTCCATGGATTTACGTGCGGCCCCTTTGAGTCCTTTTTCTACACCCTCGGGGATGCCAGCAACTCCGCTGATTGCGGAACCTAATACCTTCTTAGTAAAGTCGGCGGCAGTTGTCCAAATACTGTCTGACTCGGGCTCAGCTTTTTTCTTTTCTGAGGCTTTATCAAACTGATCGAAGAAGTTTCCAGACGGTTCTTTTTCTTTCGCAGTATCAAACTGGTCGAAAAAATTAGCCATCTTACGCTCCTAGTATTCTTGCTGCTGCACCTGCTCCGTATTTTGCATCAAATTGGGCTTTTAATGAAGGGTCTGCCTTCAATGCCTGAATAGCCGCTGGAGGCGGTGTTACTGCGCTACCTGCAACTGACGTATCAGGAGTAACAGCCGCAACGCCTACATTCTTAGATACGTTCTTGCCCTTCTCTTTGCGGAGTTCTTCAAGACGTGTATCAATGTCGGCCAAAGCTTCAGTGGATTTTGCATCCTTTTTACCAACAAGAGTAGAGCGACGCAGCTTGAGCAGTTGGCCTTCTTTGTCGGCGTCTACTAACTTCTCAATAGCAATCGCACGTTCTTGGGATTTATCAGGGCCAGTGTAACGAACGCCCATGCGGGCTTCGTTGACATCGCGATACTGCTGCATATAAGCATCTGCCGCCGCATCGCCGTCTTTGGCGCGAATTGCTGCGGCCTCGCGCATAACGCGTTCAGCTTCTCCGGGCTTGTTCTGACCTTCACGTTGGACTTGATGTCCTTCGCGGGCAACTTGAGCTTGAAGCTGGGCCACTTCAATACCCTTCTCAATCTCAGCGCCTTTGACGCTAACTTCGGCTTTGAGCTTCTGGGCGTCACGTTTCTGTGTATCGTATTTGTCAAACAGGGAGACGGCCTTGTCTGTCTGGCCATCATTACGTGCTTGTTGTGCAGCGGCCAAAGTCATTTCAGACTGGCGAAGTGCGCGGTTAGCTTCACGTGTCTCTTTGTCCAACTTCTGCAACTCTGTACCAAACGCTGCGCCAGCGGCAGCAAGACCCGGCACGATCGCACCGAGGCCTTTGCCAGTAGAAGGCTTCTCAACAGCGGCTTTAGCCGCAGCCAGCAAAGCGTACCCCGTGTTCTCATCTTTTTTGCCAGCAAGTTCTTTGCGCTCTCTGGCAATGTCTTCAAGATACGGGGCCATACGGTCCGCGCCATACAGTTTGCTAACAAATTCTCGCTGCCCAGTTATGCCAGCTTCACGGTCTGCAAAAGATGTTGGGTCTTGAATGCTGGTAAAAGCGTCTTTAAGGTAATCAGAACTAGATTTGCCGCCGCTTGCAAACGCAACGATGCCGCCTTCTGCGTAATCGTGATCCGGTGTTGGCATGCCCGCCAAGCCACCAGAGGCGGCTCCTACTGGCGCAGGTGCTGCTGCTTGCTGCGCCATAACAGGCTGACCAGCCATGGCCGCCAAGCCCATAGGCTGAGCAGGAGTAACAGCATCTTCTGCAAGAGAAGGCATCTCACCAGAGAACCCTCTGGCTTGCTGCGCCATGGCTGTGCGATCTGACTCTTTCAATAACTGAAGCGCACGCAGAGCACTGAACGCGTCAAGTTCTTGATCGCGTACAGGCTGGCCCATTAACACGGCCATCAAGGGTGATCGGTCTTGCTTGTAACGCTCGGCAAGAATGGAGGCCTTATCAATTCCCATGATTATTCCTTAGACCAAGTTGTTCAGGGCTAATGCGCCCAAGCCACCAGAGCGAGTCGTACCGCCTTCAGCCATGCCTGCCAGTTTGCTTATGCCCGCTGCACCAAGGCCAAGAGACATAATGTTCTGCGCAGTTGATGGCGGCGCTTGATACAAAGCTGAGCCAGTCTGAGTCAGAGGCACGCCACGAATAATGTCGGACATGAAGCCCAGTTGTTTGTACGGGTAGTTCTGGTAGTTCAAGAAATCTTGATACTTGGTATCAATATCCTTCTGCATCTGCGCTTGCTGCTGCAGACCGTACTGGTTCTGCAACGCATTGATGCCCATGTTCTGTTGATACTGCTGGCCGCCCAAAGCGCCCAGTGCGTTAGACGCAGTCAACGCTGTTTGCAGACCTTGCAAACCCAGACCCGCGCCAAACTGACCTTGTTGCGCGTTTAGTTGAGCTGCGTTCTGTGTCGCAGCTTGCTCAGCGTTAAACTGACCCATGCCTTGTTGGTAGGCGGCTTGCTGGCCTTGCGCCATGATGTCGCCTTTTTGACGGGCCAAGTTACCTGCGGCTTGCGCACGCATGAGGTAATCACCACTGCCACCAAAAGCGCCGGAACGAGCAGCCTGTGCGCCTTGAGCCTGACGAGCGATGTCAGCTTGACGTTGGGCATCAGCTTGTTGGCGCTGCACCACATTAGCCATGTACGGAGACATGTAGCTCTCGGCCATGCCGGGACTAGTGAACGACTTGGTTTGGTATGGGTTGTACGTGTAGTTGGTGTTCAACGCACCAAGGCCAGCCGAGCCCGCCATAGCAGTTGCGTCTTGCAACTGAGGCTGAGTTTGCATTAATGCCGCGTTCTCAAACGACATTTGCTGCAATGGAGAGAACTGAGCAACACGCTCTCCCTGATACTGCATGTATGGGTTGGTGGAAGTATCAGTAACCGCCTGTGCCTGACCCAGCAACTGCTGTGCGTAGGGCGCAACTTCCGGCGCAAAGCCGTACTGTGTTTGCTGTACTTGCGTAGGTTCTGTATAACCAAGTGTTGGATCGTATGCCATGTCTTTTCCTTATGCGGGAAGATATTTGTCGGCGCGGCTGTTCTTAGCCACTTTGCCTTTGCCAATTGAGTGACGGCGCGCTGACTGAACTCTGTCCATCATTGCGTATAACTTACGTGCGCCAGCTTCGGTTGAGCCGTTACCTAACTCAGACACAATACGTGCGGGTACTACGAATTCACCGTCGGCTAAACGTGCAGGACGTCTGTCGCCAATTGTTGCTGGGATGGAATCAGATACGCCATCACCGGGGCCACGAAGCAGCCGACCGCCATCAGAGTAACCACCAAGATTAAACTGCTCAGCCATTCCGCCACCAGCTAACGCCATCAAGCCGCCTTCTTTGGCTTTCTTGGTATATGCACGTCCTTGTGGTTTGCCGTAGGATATGTAGTGGTTCCACGCAGCGGCGGCAAGATCAGATTTGCTACCAAAGTTAGCTTTACCAGCATCTAGCTCAGCTTGCACATCTGGGTTAGCCTTTAAGTATGCGGCATAGTCGAAGTTAGCTTTTTCATCCGCAGCTTCTTGGTCCGCAACCTTTGTGGGGTCTAGCTTACCGGAGGAATCAGTCAATGATTGCGCAGAAGAATACAGCTTGCTGACCTCATTAATAGGTTTGCCCGACGCAGTTGCAATCTGTTCAGGCGACAAGTTATTTGTAGTCGCCCATTCGTAGAACGCAGTGTTAGATGGGTTAGTAGCCATAAAGCTAGACACATCTTTATTAGTCAAAGCGTAAGACACTTTGCCCTTTGAATCCCGAGTTGGAATGGCGTAGTCAGGATTGATCTTGTACTGTTTAGTAGCAGGATCAAACAAGTACATCTTCTTAGAAGAAGACGTTGGGATGCCCAGAACCGACTCGGCGTAGGGCTTCATTATTTCACCGGTAGGTGTAACAGGCGTTGCAGAGTACGGGGTTTTACCCATCAGGTAATCAAGCGCAGCTTTAGAACCACCGGTGTTTTTGTACTTAGCGTTAAATTCGTCAATTGTCTTGGGTGTGTAAGACGTAAAGCCTAAATTACCACCACCTTTAGTGTACGCATCACGCAGGCTTTCCATTCCAGTAAACCCACCTTCTGGAATACCGGGAATGTTAGGGCGAGTTGTGATTGTGCCGTTGGGGTTGACAGTTGTAATACCTGCACCGCTTACACCGACTGGTAGTGCTGTTTTGTCCGCTGTAGCAATGTCAGTTGGTGTAGTTACAGTAGTAGTTGTGTTTTGCGTTGCACTAATATTTGGCACGCATGAAAGGCCGTCCGCGCTTAAATGATACCCAGTTGGGCAAGTAATTGCGTCTGGTTTTTTTACTACTGGTTTAGCTGTAAACAGGTTACCAAAGTCTTTACCTGTTGCTGCTTTAACATCTGCTACGCTAACACCAGTGCGAGCCAATTCAGCAAGCGCTGCATTTTGTGCATCGGCAACGGATATTTTTCCAGCGTTGATGTTGTTTTGCAGGCCACTTGTAACATAGTTAATGTTGCCGTACAGACCTTCTAAACCACCTTTGTCGCCGGGCAAAGCGCCCGCTGTATATCCAATGTCTTGATACAACGTAAGTGGTTTACCTTGCGCATCTACAAGACCATTCTTAAGGTCAAGGTCATTCATAGAATGCGTCAAAGCGTATTGAGCACCTTGAGACAGCCCTGCATTCTGCATAGCCGCTGCTAATCCTTGATCCTGCAAACCAACAGCTTTTGTGGCTGCCAAAAATTCATTTGCGTCTGTACCGGGGGCAACAAGCGTGTTTACAAAACGTTTTTCGTAGTCGGCCTGCTGGTTTTGCGTACCAGTAGCACGAGCAATGTCGGCAGCAGACACACCAAACTTTTGCATGTCAGCGGCAATCTGAGTATCAGAAAGGTTGGGGGTCTGGAAGTACTTAAAAATATCTGCATCGGTGGGCTTATAGCCACCATCTGCGTAGCCGGGTACGCCGCCTTCAGCCATACGCACAACAGGCTCACTCTTCTGAGTAAAGTCCAACATGCCGGGGCTGTAGCCGCCGTCAGCCATGCCCATCAACCCACCTTCAGCAGCGCGATATGGAGTAGCGGCAGTATATGTACCGCTGTATGGGTCGAACGAATAAGGCGTAATCATGCCGGGACGAGTAACTGTCTTGGGCATGTTTTCTTTGGCACTTAACTCAGCCATGATAGCTGGGCCAGCGGCGTACAACAAAGGTTTGGCGTTGTCTTTAAGGTACTGCATAGGGTTTTTTGATGCGGTATCAAACCCTTTAGATAGCAGTTCACCAGAGGTTGTTTTGCCGGTTATTTCTGACATGCCTTGTTGCATTGCGCCTTCATCAATAGCTTGGCGCTTTAACACATCAATTGCTTCTGGAGAAAAACCTTGAGCTGCCCCATAAGCAGCAGCTTCTGATCCAGCTAATGCTCCGGCTTCGTTTGCCAAAGTTGTACTGCCCGCGGTTGTCAAACCACTAGTTAAACTTGCGCCGCCGTAAGCTCCAAGACCCGCACTAATGCCGCGACCTAAATCCCCAGTTCGCGCCGTCTCTACACCACCAACAATAGTAGCCGCAGTCATCGGGTCAATAGTGCCACCCGAGAAAAAGCTAATACCCGCGCCAATAATGGTCGGTAACAATTTCTCTAAAAAGTTAGCTTCGGGTAAACCCGTATCTGGGTTGATGGTCAACGTGCCGCCATGTTTCATGGCCAAAGCTTGTAGCCCCTGCACTTCGCTGGGGGTCATGTGAACAAGCATCGAATCGCCGTTGCGACCCTTTGATGCCATGTGGTCGGCTAGTACTGCAAGGCTCATATTTGCCTCTCAAAATGGGGGTTGTTTGATAATATCATGTTGGTAGCGCAGACACAAATGAAAGTGTGGCTACGACCGACTGTGTGGATGGGCGGGTTGGCCCTGTTAAAGTTGGGTACGCCTGAATGGTCACAGATGCAAGCGTGGCTGACCAATAGATTTGAATGTAGTCGCCTGCATTCATTGACACATAGTAGTTCCAACCAATGATTTCATGGGCTTCTTCGCCCGCTGACGCGCTTTTACGGGCAGGGATTGATACATACCCAGTTGATCCGGGAATGTCTGTGCCGTTCTGTCGCAGCCAAATACTGATGTCTTGAATCTGATTGTCTGTGTTTTGGAACTGCGTGCTAAACTGCAAGTTGTACACACCGGCGTTGTCCACAATAATTTTTGAAGAGCTGATGCTTACACCATTGGCAAAGTCTGTGGTGTTCAGCGTCATCAACGTAGCGGTATTGGCAGTTGTTGTCTGGTCTACGCTACTGGAAAACGCTCCGTGAGGAAACGCCAAATACCTGCCGCCTGCATTACCAAGCAGTTCTGCCAGTGAATTGCGCAGTTGGTTGAAGTACAAGCGCAAAACGTTGGAATATTGATCCTGAAAGCGGCGCTCGTACTCTTGCGTACCCAACGGTAAGTTGGGGGGTGCTGGGTTAATAATCCGGTTGGTCGTTGCCATCAACGTCTGCCGTCAGGACGGATGTCAATACGAGGAGCGCCAAGCTGCCACGTAGTATTGATTTGGTTAGAGCTAATCTTAAAGATCATCTGGCGACCGCGCATACGCGTGAAGATCATGCCGGAGAACTCTTCGGTAATGTAGTATGCGGATGACTTGCGTACCGGCTGGCTTGCATCGCTTGTAACGCCCGAGCCTGAGTTAGCCAAACCATACAACTCCATAGTCACCGTAGCCTGATCGCCGGTTGGTGATGTGGTAGCGTTCTCAAAAGTCAAGTCCGGAAGGATACGCCAGACAAAACCAAAGTTATGGCCGTCACCAATATCGAACTCAGACGAGCTAATATAAGCGTTGATTGCAGCAGTTGTAGCGGTCTCGTTGTTGTTAATACCTTGTTCGTGGTTGACCAAGTTATTGCTGTACGTAGCTGCCAACGGATAATCACGCAAACCAGAATCTAACCAAGCTGTTCTAGCCAACGTGCCGTAGTACCAGATTTTTTCTGCGTAGTTGTAGATAGCGTATCGGTCAACCGTAAAACTACCGGCGGAGCAATAGAACCACCACACCTCGTTAAAGCCTTCACTTGTGCCACAGAAAACTTGTGCGGCTTGCTCTTGGTTAATGTCTTGGAAAATGTAACGACGTAGGTCACAGTTAAGCGTTTGCACACGACCGTCATAGGAGTAGAACTTGTCCACGCCCATCCAGTACACAATACCAGAAGCAATTACAGCGGCGTTAGGACTAATGATAGAGATGTTGTCACCCAGCAACTGAGGTGCCCACACATACGGAGGGCCAAGGTACTGGAGCGAATAGACGCTGGAATCTGTAAACACCACAATCTCTTGACGAGTCTGAACTGTTGTAACAATCTCAGAGCCATGGGATAACCGCACAAAACCTGCTTGGTTGGTAGGGTCTGGCGTCCAGTTGTAAATATCGTCTTGCGCTGACCAGCGAATCAACATCGGGTCGATGGTTGAACTGCCGTAATCGTTTGTGCCAAACACAATCAAGAAGCGCGAAGTGTCAGACACAGTAAATGTGTTTTGAATGGTAGGCGCATCAACAATTTTGGATACAGAACCAGAACCGGAAGAAGATGTGTTGACCTCTGCGCCAGCGCCATCGAGTAGGTTAAAAGTCAGGCCATTGACTTGGTACGCATAGTACGTAGTTCCCGCAGTAATACCTGTGGGTAAAGAACCGCCAGAGAACTGGAGTGCTGCGCCTTCGGTGTAAAGTATGGTGGAGGTGACCAACGTGGGAGAAGCATTGGTAAATGTAACTGTGCCGCCAAGGGTGTTTAGTGCAGTCCCGCGTACAGTTAGACCGGCAGTAGCGTCCCAGTAATAGATATTGCCACCACGAGGGCCGTAGATTAAGTCTTCGCCGTAGTTGATTTGGTTCCACAACTGAAGACCGATTGTCGAAGTTCCACCTGTGCCCCATACACCAGAACCCCAAGCACCCGCGCCCCATCCAGTAAGCGGTACAGCATAAGCAGGACCAGCGTTTACCTGATATGCAGCAACAACCGCAGAGCCACCATAAGAGCCAGCGGTCAACGCTGTAGGTACAGTAATTGTGTACGAGTTAGCGTTGACTACCGTGATTTGGTATTCGGCATTAAATGTGGAAGCGTACGTGCCTGTTGCACCACTAAACGTAACAAAAGAGCCAGTAGTTGCACCGTGACTTGCAGATGTAACAGTAACTGTGGTTGTGCCGTTGGCCGTAAAAGGGTTTGTGCCAAGCGTTACAGTTGAGCGAATTGGGGTAACGTCATAGTACGCACCACCATTTTGAATGTAGAACTTAGTATTAGTTCCAACACCAACAAGATTTAAATTGCCAAGCGTTACCCAGTTCCACAATGAGCGACACACACCGTTGTAGGTATAGCCTGAGATACGCTGCCAGCCGCCAATAACTTCTGGATTGCCTTGGCGGAAACGGATTTTGTCGCACTCATACCAACCACCTTCCGTGGTGTAGCGCGTGTTCTCCCGGTTGACGCCCGGCTTAAACAGAATTTTTTGTAATGGCATCGGCAGTCCTAGGATAGAAACAGTGCTTTTTCAGCGTCCCTGCGCTTTTTTAGCCCTGCAAGTATTTTGCCACCGCCCATGCAATACAGCAAGAGTGCATCGGCTGCGCCTTCCCAATCACCACGGTTTATCTTCATCCGAATAGAAGACCGCTGAAAACCGCCCAGTCCGGCGTTGAAGGCAAAACTGACGCACGCGTCGAAAGCCCCTTGACGACTAGATAGAGGGGGAGCAAGTCTAAGAACACCGCGTTCAGTAGGGCCGACGTCATCCTCGAATAGTTTAATGATCTCTTCTTTTGACCAAACACGGTTGTCCTCCGGTTTTAATGGGTATTCACTACGCAGCATACCTGTGTAACCATTTACACGTATCACGGGCAGTTTGATCTGATCTTGATAAAGTACGTGCCCGTAGCCAATCGTCCAGATATGAGCAGGGCACAGGTATGGTTTGTTCCTGTACCCCTCGTACTGGTGCATCAGTTTAGCGCCAGCTTCGCTCAGTTTCACTTCTTGCTCCAGCTGCGTGAGCCAAACCAGAAACCAATAATACCGCCAAGCATTGCCATTTCGTCCGTGGAAAAGATAATGTCAGATAGGCGAACCAAGTCATCCATATTGATGACCAACTGCGGGTTGTTGTAAACGTAGAACGCTAGCCAAGCATTGATGGCACAGAGTTCAAGGATAAAAATGTAAGTTACTGTTGGGCGAACCGTGCCGATGTAGCTGGCCACCCAAGTACTAGCTTTAGCCAAGACAGCTTTGTCATGGTCATACGCAGCTACCGTCATCTGGGCATCTGTCTGCATGGAAATCTGATCCGTGCGCAGTTCTTCAATCTTTTGCTGGGAGGCAAAGCCTTGCGCCAGCATCTGAAGTTCTTTGTCTGCCTGTACACGGGCAAGTGCAAGCTCATGGGCTTGGTCAGATTTATTCTGGAAGTACGCCAGTAGTTTAGGCAAACCTGAAATCAGCAGGCCACCAAGGGTTGAAAATAATGAAAGCATTACAGTCCTAACATCTTTAAAAATTTACCAACAATTTTGTCTGACAAATCGTTGGGCAGGAAGCGGAGAAACCCAAGCACCCACCAAGCCACGCACATACGCACAAAGATCTTGAGGAAGAGGTCAAACTGTTTCTGGTACTCATTCACCGACCGCACCTTGCTTTGGCGCACATATCGCCAATCTCAGATATGCCAAACGCTACCAACGCAACCACAAACACCATAGCCAGACCACCGATCAGCCATGCCATCTGTTCTTCTTCGGCTTCCTTGGCTTTCTGCGCTTCCAGCTTCAACGCCTTCATTTCTTTAGCGTCGGCCAAATCCATCTCAGCTTGACGGGCTTTGATCTTGTTCCAGACATCAATCTTGCCGGTCTGCATAAACAGCATCTTCAGCTCTTCTTCAAACGCACGAGCCTGCTCAAGCGCCATCTCAATCTGAAGCGCGGTTCCCATGTTGGAACCCTTTTTATCCGCCTTTGCTTGGAGCATTGCCTTGGTAGCTTGGCTCTTCGCATCAAACATCTTGCCCAGCATAGGGGCAAGACCGCCTAGGTCATTGGCAACCTTGCTTGCCTTCTTGACCATGTTGATGGCACTTTGAAGTCCATCTAATGCTGCTATGGGATCTATTGGGATCATGACCACATCCAAAGAATCGTGAATGCCCCCCACGCAATGAAGGCGACAATACAGGCTGCAACGATTACCGCTTCAGCCCAGTACTGCATGATTATGCGTTCAGTGCATCCAAACGATCCCATGCCCAGTCAGCCGCAGCAGACGGATCAAAAGGGATTGTGGCCGTAGGATCACCGGGGTTTGCTGGGTCAGGTTGTGTCCAGTTTGCACCCACTGTTGTCAAATACGCCAACAGGTCAGCTTTGGTTGCAATAGCTTCAGCGTCACCGATGTCATCGGTTTCAGAGATGCCAACCATAACCATGTCACGGGGGCTAGGGGTGCTAGGGTCAGCAACCACATACACACCGCCAACACCTTCAGCGTGTAAGCAGAGGAATGTAGGGACTGTGCCGTCAGCGGCCAAACGATACTTCATCATGCGATGTGCCATTTTTATGCTCCTTGGGCGTACTGCCCGCTAAAAAGATATGCGCCAAAGTGTCCAAGTTCGCACCAAGGTGCAGCCCAGACGGTTCCACCGTGTTCACGGTACAAGTGGCAGAAGTTGTAGTCCTCAGACAGAAGCTCGTGGTCGTAGTTCTGTACCTTGAAGTAGTCGTACACCTTCTCGCCTTTGGGGATAGTTACACCCCCGTTGTCATACCAGCCCACATGAGGCTGTAGTTTCTCAAAAACATCGCGGCGGATCAACATAAATCCAGTGCCAATATGCTTTACTTGAAACGGCAAGTCTGGGCTAATCATCTCGTGACCGTCCAGCTTGTTTAAATTGAAAATGCCCGTCAGCTTGTGCAGGGCAGGATGGTTCAGAACAGCGCCTTGACGAACCCTGTCCCAGTTAATCCCCTTCATAGGGACTGGGCCACCCACAATACCTTTGTCAGCTTTAATCATTCGGGCAATGTCGTTTGCCAAGAACTTCTGGTCAGCGTCAATAAAGATCAGGTGGGTTGCGTCCTGCATCTGCATGAAGTGGTGCGCGATGGTGTTTCTGCCACGTTGCACCAAACTTTCGTTCCCAAGGAATATGCACGTTAGCTTGATGTTGTTCATCAGGCAGGCTTCCTTGAGCGCCAGCAGGGACTCCGTGTACTCAGTACACATCATCCCCCCATAACATGGTGTGCCGACAACTAGGTGCATTATTTGTTTTCCAACTGAGGTGTGTTGGTCAGGGACGTAGGATCAAACACAGAGAAGCCACGGCGAGCGGCAAACGTCTCAGGGTCTTTTTCCCACTTGTCAGCACAAGCTTCTAACCAGCGCATGGTCATCTCGTGCGTTGGGGCTTGGCCGTTGGAGATAAGCTGGTTCTCCATGTTCAGGTAGGCAAACACTTCTGCCTGCGCTTGAGCAGCGTTGATACCCAAGTCAAACAAATAGATTAGGTTGCCTTCGTCAATCATGCCGTTGCGTGAACGTGCAGCGTTTAAAGCCTGCTTCATACAGGTCATGATGTGATAACGAGCTTCTTCCTTCTCGTAGTCTTCCTCGGTGATTTCGTTTTTGCCAACCGCTTCCAGCAACTGGGAGTGTTGGTTGACCATGAAGTTCATCTTACGGATAGCGCCATTGACTGCATTCTGTGTGCCGTCAAGGTGTGAGCCAAGCTCAAGAATCTCAATCTCAAGCATTTCGCGGTCAAGTGCGTCAGTGCAGGCATCCAGTTCGGCCTGCTTCTTTTTCATCTCAACCTGCTTTTTACGCATATTGATGTAGGCTTCTTGCAGGGCTGCTCGAGTGCGATCAATTTCAGCAAGTGTGTGTTTTATGCTACGGATTGGGGTGATGGCAGTAACGTCCAAGGTCACTTGCATGAACTGCGAATGGCTCTTATGGAAGTTGCTGGTGTCACGCACCACCGCTGGCATCTTAGCGTCAATGTTGCTCAACATGACGTTGTACTCAGGCTTTACAGTGGTTAAAGCCGTGTTGATGTTGCTGATGATTAAGTCGTTCAAGTGCTTCTCCTTTGTTGTTGGGAGTTACATCATATCCCACCGTGGCAGTTAGATGTGCATCCGGGTAACGAGTAAAGGCCCGGACTTAAGTCGCCAAAGTCCGTAGCATCGCCTGCTGAAGCAATTGTGATGTAGTTGATTACATTAGCTTGACTAGAGCCAAAACCACCCATAAACAAACCACGGGTTGGGGAAGAAGTGCCAGCAAGTGAGTAGTTTGCAACGGGTAGATCACCAAAGTCAGTAGAATTGCCCGTAGAAGCAATTGTGACGTACTCCATTACATTTAGCGTGGTACCCCCAGTGGCAAAACCTGCACCAAACACGCCCCTAGTAGAAGAAGAGCATCCCGCAAAACGTGTTGTACCGTTGGAAAGATCACCAAAATAGGTTGAGTTTCCTGTCGATGCAATTGTTACGTACTGGATTACGTTGGAATACCCACCATCATATCCGCCAGCTACAAGCCCACGAGTTGGGGATGCGCACCCAGCAGAGAAATTAACGGGGTTTAGCAAATCACCAAAGTCTGTGGCATTTCCAGCAGAAGCTATGGTTGCGTAATCAATAACATTTGTACGTGTTCCTGTAGAGCCGCCAGCAAACACGCCTCTTGTATCAGAAGAGAAGCTTGTTAACGTATCCCGCGCTACTGTTAAATCGCCAAAGTCGGTAGCATTACCCACAGAAGCAATGGTCACATAATCAATTACATTTGTAACAGGGCCATCAGCGTACCCGCCAGCAAACAACCCTCTGGTTGATGAGCCGCAAGCAGTCAAGCTGTACCGAGCTAAAGACAAGTTGCCAAACAAATACGAATTGCCTGTGGTAGCAATGTTGATGTACTGGAGTACCGATGTTGTAGTGTTTGTTGTAGATTGCTCACCACCACCCACAATTGCTATCTGTGAACTTGTTGGTGTGGGCTGAACCGCTTCAGCGGTTGAAGAGCACCCTGCTAAATATCGTGTTCCTGATAACAAATCTCCAAAGTCTGTACCATTACCAGTAGAAGCAATGGTTACGTACTGAATAGTGTTGTATAACACAAACTCTGATCCACCGGCAAAATATCCGTTAGTAGAAGATGCGCAACTTGCGCCTGCAAATGGTTTGGTTATTAAATCCCCAAAATCAGTGGCATTACCAGTAGAGGCAATGGTTACGTAATCTATGGTATTTTCGTAAGATGAGCCGTTAAAACCGCCGCCAAACAAACCCCTTGTATTAGAAGAACATCCAGCCGCACCTCCACGCGCTACCGTTAAATCTCCAAAGTCTGTAGAGTTGCCAGTAGATGCAATCGTGACGTACTCAATAGTGTTGGAAACGCCGGGCGAGCTTGTGTAATACCCTGCCGCCAATGCACGAGTACTAGATGATGCGGAAGCAGAATAAGCCCAGTTTGTAGAACTCAATCTGCCAAAATTTGTGGCATTACCAGTGGTTGAAATAGTGATGTATTGAATTACACAACTGTATGTCCCCTGTTCTCCACCAAACACAAGCCCACGAACATTGTTGCCTGATGCAGAAATTTGTGTACCTGTATTAGTAATCAAATCACCAAAGTCGGTAGCGTTGCCTGCGGTAGAAAAAGTTGAATAGTCAATAACGTTAGAGGTACTTCCACCTGTGTTTTGACCACCAAACCACACTGCGCGAATATTTGAAGATGCTGCGCCTAAATATTTTTTTCCTTCAGTAAGGTCGCCAAAATCTGTTGCATTGCCAGAAGTTGCCAACACAATACTTTGAATCACATTAAGCGTTGACGATCCATCGTTTCCTCCAGCAAACAAGCCAAGCGGCGCAAGATTACCAGCAGTGGGCCACAGCCCTTGCTTCTGCCAAAAGGCTACCTGATCCAGCGTCCACACACCGGGAGCCGCTCCGTTTTGATACGGCCCAGCAGGAGGTACAGGGACGGGTCTGATGATGCCCGCGTTCCATGAAGATATTGACATTACGAAACTCCTCCGTGTGCATTGGATGTACCTGTGTTGCCATTTACAGCAAGGGTAAGATCACCAAAGTCAACAGCATTACCGGTGCTGTCAATTGTCACATATTCCATTGTGTTGTTGTAACTGCTAGGCAAAGCGCCGCCAGCAAATACCGCCCGTGTTGTGCTTGCACTTGCACCAAAACGATACTGCGCAATAGAAAGATCGCCAAAGTCTGTGGCATTCCCCGTGGTTGCAATAGTTACATACTGAATGACATTTGTTGGTGTTGATCCACCAGCAATCAACGCTCTTGTACTATTTGAGCAACCTTCACAGTAAGTTAAGCTAGTCAATAAATCGCCAAAATCTGTTGCGTTGCCTGTTGTTGCAATTGTTACATAGTCGATAACGTTACTTGTGCCGCCAGAAAATAAACCTCTTGTAGACGAGCTACCTCCCGCGCCCGTGTAACGAGCAGAGGTTAATTCACCAAAATTAGTTGTATCGCCAGTAGTGGCAATTGTGACGTAATAGATTGTATTGATTACACCACCGGCGGGGATGGAGTAGCCGCCACCAAACAAAGCTCTGGTTTGATTGGATAAACCAACCATGTCAAAAACAGCGGCGCTGTAGTTGCCAAAATTTGTTGCGCTTCCAGTAGAGGCAAAAGTGACATAGCACATGGCTCTAGTTATGCCAACAACGTTATCGTCACCACCAGTAAATATTGCCCTTGTAGAAGAAGATGCCGATGCCAAACTGGTTACAGCCGACAGCATATCTCCAAAGTCAGTTGCATTACCTGTACTGTCAATGTTAATGTAGTTAATAACATTTGTAGCCGTACCATACGATGGCGATCCGCCAGCAAAAAGCCCAATAGGAGCTACATAGTTAGGAGGCCATGTTCCCGCACCAACGGCTTGGTACTGCGCAGTGAGTGTCCATACACCTGAATAACTTGGCATTTATAAACCCCCGTGGCAGTTTGATGTGCCGCCTAAAAACTGAACAGCACTTATTAGATCACCAAAGTCTGTGGCGTTACCTTCAGAGGCAATCGTTACATAGTCCATAGTGTTTATTTGTGTGCCAGATGAGTTTGTACCGCCAGCAAAAACACCTCTTGTTGGAGAAGAAGCGGTTCCCATTCTTATAACAAGCGTATTTAAATCACCAAAGTCTGTCGTATTGCCCGTGGACGCAATCGTGATGTACTCAATGTTGTTAACCGCCGCAGTAGTTGTGGCGCTAGTTGCGCCTCCTGCAAACAAACCTCTGGTGTTATTAGAGCAACCTGCAACCCATACTACAGATGGGCTTAAAGTACCAAACGATGTTGAATTTCCGGTTGAGGCAATAGTCACATACCCCATACCAGAAAGTGGAGAACTACCTTGATAGCCCCCAGCATACACGGCGCGGGTTGTTGAAGAGCAAGCACCCATGTCAGATAGCGTAACGCTAGTATCACCAAAATCAGTGGCGTTACCGGTTGTTGCGATGGTGACGTAGTCAATTACGTTTGTAAATCCGGGGCCGGTACTAGCGTTGTACCCAGCAAACTGCAAGCCTCTAGTCTCGTTTGAAGCACCGGACAAGCTGTATCTACCGTTAGCAGTCAATGTGCCAAAGTTAGTAGCGTTGCCCGTTGTTGTAATGGTGACGTAGTCAATTACATTAAAGAATACATTTCCGTATTCGCCACCAGCCCAGATAGCGCGAGTACTAGACGCATAGCACGCCAGCCCGTAACGCGCCACTGTTAAATCGCCAAAGTACTGTGTGTTACCTGTTGAACTTATTGAAACATACGATATGGTGTTAGATCGCGTACTTCCACCGGTCTGGCCGCCACCAAACATACCTCGCTGTAAAGATGGTGTTACGCTTCCACTTGATGCGCTGTACGCAGAAGGCCCGTAGCTGTTTGTAGCCCACACCGCAAAAGTGTAAGCTGTGCCGTTGGTCAATCCTGTGACTGTTACAGGGGAAGATGCCGCAGAACCTGTAAATGCACCGGGCGTTGAAATGGCCGTGTACGAGGTAATAGCCGAACCGCCCACATTTGACGGGGCAGTAAAGGCAACAGAAGCTGCCTCATTATCGCCCGTAGCCGTCCCAATGGTCGGTGCATTAGGGTTCTTCAGCGGATCATAGAAGGCTGAGATAAACCCAGCAGGAGGACGTAGTGGCATGATGCCCCCCTTTTATGGTGCGAGAGTTTCGTAGCTTACTGTGAAAGTCAACTTACTTGCTGTACCGCTGGTTGCCCACAATGTGCTTGCTTCGCCAGATACAGTGGTATCGAGCAAATACAACATCGTAGTCTTGTCGAGCATAATCAGAGTAGCGTCGGCTGGCACAGAGATTGTTGAGCCAAGAGCGCGGTAAGTTGTTCCATCAGCCAAGCGCAACTCAACTGTTGCGTCATACGCCGCAGTGCCGTCAATGTTGGACACTGTGATCTGGTTGATTTTTTGTACAGCTCCAGTAGCTGGCGCAGTCACCAACGCGTTACGAGAAGTATCCGCAGGAGTGATTGAAACTGTGTGAGGCGTTGCTGTTGTGCAAGCGAGAATATTTGGTGCAGCCATGATTGCTCCTTAGATGCTGTATAACATTGCGATTGTTGTGACCTGTGCTCTGGTCAGACCAGAAGCAGGCAGTGCTTGGAATGTGGGTAATGCGCCTGCGCCATTACTTGTCAACACGTATGTAGCTGTACCGGGGCCAGCCGAGGCTTGGAATGCTCCAGTACCTGTAGTGCCTGAAAACACCACGCTATAAGGCGTTGTTGAAGTGAGTCCAGTACCGCCGTATGCTGCACCCAAAGCGTTTGTGGGCGTCAGTGTGTTAGCAGTTAAGTTAGTACCATCAAAAGTCAAGTTGGCAGAACCTGCCAAGTTACCTGAACTGTTGTACTGAACCTGTGTGTTTGAACCGCCAGCCGATGCGCCTACGCGCACGTAATCTGTACCGTTGTACGCCACCAGAGCTTTATCGCCTACGGCAATCGTGACACCTGTTTGGCCGCTTGCTTTGATTGTGACTGAGCCACCTGTGGCGTCGTTAATCACCACATACGTTTTGCTGTAGCTTGGGCCTGTGATGACCTTAGTTGTAGTCAGCGTACCCGTCACACGAACAATCGCATGCTGAGCAGTCACTGTACCAGCGCCGGTCAGTGTAGACGTGATGTTAGAAGCCGCCGCATCGCCAGTAGTGTTTGCCAGAGTAACCGCGCCGTCGTTTGTCAGTGTCAGCGTAGCCGCAATAGCAAGGTTGGTGTATTGCGTAATACCGTTATTGACGGTATCGCCCCATGTGCCGGACAGCTCACCCTGTACTGGTAGAGCAAGTCCTAGTTGTCCCGTTGCGCCTGTAGTCATTTAAAACTCCTATGTCGTTGCAACCGGAGTCCAAGCTGCCGTTTGCGTGTTACCAATATTCTGCCAGTTTGCAGTCTGCGTGTCATCAATAATTTCCCAAAAAGGTCGTGCAGTTATTGCGTCTGTGCCAGTTGCCAACTCAGTGATCGAAGAAATAAACACCGCTGCCGCTGTCAAAGTCTCTGCGCTTACCGCACTTTCCGTTACCGACGCATTAAAACCTGCTACCGCCGTTACTGCTTCTGTTCCCGTTGCGCTTTCAGTGACTGCCGCACTAATAGACAGACTGCCTACTACCGTATCCGAACCTGTCGCTGACTCCGTAACAGTTCCAAAGAACGTGTAGCTCGACCCTGTAGCGTCAGTACCTGTGGCGCTCTCAGCAATTGCCGCTGCATAAACTGGCAAACTAGACACCGCATCCGATGCCGTCCCCGCCTCAGTTATTGTTGCAGGATATGTAGGTACGGATGTGTATGCCTCGCTACCTGTAGCCGCCTCAACTAACTGCGCTAAAACAACACTTCCGGTAAGTAGGAAGTCTGAACCTGTAGCTGTCTCAGTAACCGATACGCTAATTGTCAGCGCAGAAGTTACCGCATCTGTGATAACTGCCGATTCACCAAGACCGCCCCAAGAACCAGAACCCCATCCGCCGGAACCCCACGCCCCTCCAGCAACTTCAGCATTTACTGTCCTCGTTGCTGAAACTACATCCGCGCCTGTGGCGTTCTCGTCAATGGAAGTATCGTAGCCGGAACCGCCCCAGCTTGATGCCCCCCAAGAACCAGAACCCCACCCGGCCATATTAAGCCGCCAAGCTGAACTGGTAAGTCACAGACAAGGTGTCGCCGTTAACCACAGAGCGGTCGCCGGGAGAGCCAAAATCTGCCGCAGAGAATAAAGTACCCGTTGTGCCACCCTTGGTGTTGTTGCTTGTCAAGAACGCGCCGCCAACAGTCGTTGTGCCGTTGATGTTGAACGCTGCAGGTGAAGCGGCATTTGTGACAATAGAAGGATTAGCTGTTGTAGCCGTTGCAAAAGTAGCGGTAACGCGAGTCGCATTGCTGTACGCTGTGACTTCTGTCCAACCTGTGTGCGAAGACATGGTATCGCTAGCTGCAGGGGTGTTGGAAGCGCCAGCGCCATACAAGCCCAGATACCAAGTAGTAATTTGGGATACAGAAGTCAGCGCAGTGCCCGCCATATACTGAAGGCCGACGTTTACAACCAAGTTTTTAGACTCAGCAGTCCACTTCAAGTTGCCGTCTTTATCATGGCACTCGACATAGTATTTACCGGTAGCTTGTGCAGCTTCGCCTGTTTTGGTGCCGCAAGTCAGACCACTAGAAACAACGTCAGTGGCTTTGGTTTTTTCAATAGTCATGTTGACTCCTTAAGTGATGCGAATGATCGCGTTAGTGCTATTGGCGGTCGGAAACTGCACAGTAAGCGAAGTGATGGATGTTTTATCTGAACCAAAGTCCAATACACAAACTGTTGGGTTAGAACCACCAGATTGGTAAATCAAAGCGCCACGTGCCGTGATAGAACCATACCAAGTTACGTTGGCAAATGAAATGTATGTAACATTGTTGGCCGATATTGGTGCAACGGAAACAGGCAGCGCTTCACCACCCGCTGTGTATCCTGTGGCTACAACTTCGTTTAGGCTTGTATAGACAGATGTGTCAGGGCCCAGTGTTGCTGAGCCTGTGTACAACGCGATCTTGAAAGAGCCGGACGTAAAGTTATATGTACCGTTCATCAAACCGGTTTTGAACGCGTCAGTAGCACCTTGTTGGAGAGCCATTAGGTCACCGCCTGTCTAAATTGACCAGAACGATAAGCGTCTTGACGCTCCATACCATCGCCCAGACGTTTAGCCAACGCAAGTGCTTCTTGATATTTGCCGTTGTATAACGCCATCATGTCCTGCTCACCCTTCATATAAGTGTAAGCCTCAACAAGCGAACCATACAACAGCACAGAATCAAAATTATCACCAAGCCATGTACGACCATCTGCAGCCACTGTAATTGACTCTGGATAAAAGTAGTAATGCAGTTCTGTGTAGTAGGAAGAATCGGGTGTTGGGCCAAGAATGAATGTTAGCTCATCAGCGTTGTCAGATCGAGGACCAAACAAAGCGTAGTACTTAGGAATACCTGTATCGTTTGGTGTTGGGTACGCCTGACGAATAAAGTTAACGTCTTTGTTTAACAAGTATTCATACGTACCCGTATTCATGTCACCGCCGGTAACACCGGTCACGATAGCTATTGAATACACCGCCAAAAAATCTGTGGGGCACTGCAAGTACTTATTGCCCGATGTTACTTGACCATACACATTTTTTCGAATAGATGGAAACTGTACGGTGTTATAAATACGCTGCTCAGCTTGCTGAACGAACACAGGTATTTCAGCGATAAAGTTCGCTTCTGTATTTTCCGTGTACGCTTGAATAGCGTTGCTGAGTTCAGTGTAGTTCATGCAGATGGCCCGCGAAACTTAGTACCCTTGGTAGCTGCACCGGTACCACGAATCTTTTCACCAGATGTCTTAGTTGGCTTATAAGCTTGGCTACGTGAGTTAGCTACGCTAGTGGGCGTCTCTCTCAAGTACTTATCGTTGTCTTCTTCGCCAACAACAACTGATGCGTACACTTTGGGTTGTACGTATTTACCAATTGGGTCTTTGGTATTTGCGTCGAAGTATTTAAATTCGTCTTGGCTGTGCATATCAACCTCCGCGACCAGAAGAACGCTGGTTCATGATTTTGGCCATGTTACGGCCATACTTTAACATCTGCGCATTGGTTTTACCGCCCGCAGCCATTTTCTTAGCTCCGGCGTGCATACGCTTTTCGTGGGCCTTCACTTCAGTGTCGGCGATCTTCTTAACTGTCTTCTTGTCCATGTTCGACTCCTTATGTCGTTGTAACCGTAACTGTACCAATTTCTACGTTTAAAACCAAGTAATTTGGTGTTAAACCATCATCAGGGCCACGTGCCCCACCAACAGGGTTCCACCCCCACTGAAAGACTCGACTACCCTGTTCTGGATAGCCATCAGCATCGGGTGCTGTGCTGTTAGTATTTGCAATCTGCAAACCACTTAGACCAGATTGGTAGTAGCTTCGATCTGGACGAGGATTCCTCAAACCTTGCGGGTCATCTACTGGGTACATACCCAGTTGCAACTGTGGCTGGTCGGGGTCCCAGCACTCGGGGCATACCAACAAGTCGTAGTTCTTCGTCTTGATGATCTCTTTGCGCAATACTTTTAGCTTGAACCGTTGATCGCAACGGTCGCACTGCGCAATTGCCCACTTGCCGGAAGCAAACCGATTACCCATCAGGTGCCCCCAATAAACTGCTGACGGGGTACAAAGCGAATAGCTGCTTTCTCCCGGTCTTCTGTTGCGGCCAACTCCCAAGCGTCGTCATACTGCTGCTTTAATACAGGCAAACGCTCAGCGCCACCGGCAATCTTCAAAGCCAAATAGTACGACAGGCCAGCGGCCAAGCAAGGGATAAATCTGAACGGTACGTCCATAACATTCACGCCACCACCCGCATCCTGCGTGCGGCGTAAACGCCAGTAGACAAACGTGTACTGCTGAGCTGAATCCGGAGTTGGCCAAACTGTAACAGCGGGGACTTGCGCCCAGTACACAGTAGTCGTAGCAGTATGGGGCACTGCAATCGTGTCTTGCTGCCCGCGGAAGCAGTTGTACAAAGTGCCAGACTTGGCATTTGTGTTCTGTGTGATGTAGCTGTAATTGATGATCTCGTCATCAATCTTAATAAAGCCAGTAGCAGGCAGGCCTGTTACATCGTTCAAAACAATTGTTGTGGCCGTGGCGTTAATAGCCGTTGTAAGCGTTGCCGCAACAGGAGAATTCTGCCCGTTGAAGCGTTGAACCCAGACCTGAATTGGTCTAGCTTGCTGAATCTTGTTGGGGATCGTAGCGTATGTAGAAACGCTGATACGAGTAATTGTCAGGTCGGCTTGAGTGGCGGAAATGTTATTGCCCGTGCGAATAACGTGCTCAATTAAGTCAACTGTGTCGTCTGGCAAAGCGTATGTGTTTTGGCCTTGAACAAGAGTAATCTCACCCTGCTCAATCGTCCACATATTGACACCACGATTGGCCCAATCTGCGAACATAATATTCAAACTACGACGAGCGGTACGCAAGTCATAGCCAGTACGCAACTCGCCACCGGCGCGTTCAAACGCCTCCTCGACTAATTCATCGAGTTGGAGATTAAAGTTTGATGCGCCAGAAGTAATCGCCATTATCTAAATCCTGCCGTTTTCTTTGCAATCGTTTTGGGTTGCGCTACGAATTGTTTTCCGGCTTTTTTGCCAGCACGTTTCGCACGCGTTGTCGCAGCGTATTCAGCAGGGCTGAGACTTTTAATCGCAGCTTCTGGGAGGTATCGCTCACCTGTTTTATTAGACGGTTTTCCACTTTTGGTTCTCCATTTCTGGTTACCCCAATCTTTGAGGGATTGCTGGGGGGCTTTCAATCTCTGTACCCCCCGCCAGCCGCCTTGTACTTCTTGGCAACAAGCTGCGCTTTACGTGCAGACCACTGGCCTGCTCCGGTGCCTTGGGTTGCCGCGGCTTTTACTTGAGACACAATCCGCTTACGCAGACTAGGTTTTGTGTAATTGCCAGCAGCGTTAACCTTGCCACCTTCTTTATATTGAGTGAAGTCAGTGTCATCCCTGCGAGCTTTACGCTTCGCATTTGGCATTTTGCTGGCGCGAATAGCGCCCATACCACGGGATGCCATCATGATTACACCATCTTTCCGCGTGTTTTACCTTTGGTGCAGCAGCCATCAGCAGACTTAACATAGCCGCCTTTAGCTTTGCTCTCAGTGGTCAAAGACTTGTTGTAAGCCGCAGTCGCGTCTTCGGTTTCTTTCATGGCTTTGGCTTCATCCATAGCGGCTTTTTTAGTATCCGAATAGACAACGTCGTCCAAAGAACCGGGCTCGCGCCGGGGCTTATATTTTTTAGCTGCTGCTGGTGTCATTGGCATGATAGTTCCTTAATACATTTTGCACTTGGTCTTGCCTTTGGTGGCAATACCGTCAGCGCGTTTAGAGGCTGAGGAGGCCATGCCGCCCGAAGCCATCTTTTTAACCGCGCCACCCTTTTTGTAATAGGAATTACGGCGTGGAACATTGCTAATACCTATGTCGTATTCAGCGCGTGTCATGGGGCTAGCGTTTGCTTCTTGCATTGAAGCATCCATAGCTGGACTTACTGGACGTGATTTGACAACAGGTCTGCGCACCACTGGTTTTTTAGTTGGCGTAACTGTTTCAGAAGTACCGGGGTCACCAAATTCTTTGGCGTTTGGGTTCACCAATGTGCGTTCAACACGTCGGTTAGCCGCCTCCATTGGGTCTTCTTCTGTAGTGTCTTCCACTTTGCGTGCGTCTTCGACGTCGTAAACATTAGGTTTAGTTTCGTCTTTTTTCTTGTCGCCTTTTTTAGACAACATATAGCCCAACGTGCCAAGGGCAGCAAGGGCTGTCAAGTCTTTACGTGCCATGTTGGGCCCCTCAAATTAGCAGGACTTGCCGCCGTAAGCCATTTTCTTGGCTGCGCCGCCTTTTTTCATGCCCAAAGGCTTAGAGCCTTTCATGGCAACCATTGTGCCTTTTGACAGGCCTTTTGATTGAACAGCGTGCTCGCCTTTACCTTTAAAGCCGCCAGATTTAACAGCGCCCATTTTTGCTGTAGTAATACCGTTACCGGCGCTACCGCCTTTTGCCATCTTTTTCATACCATGCACTCCTTCAGATTTTTCACCTTTAGCGTACTGCATGGGGGTGATTTTCCCAGATTTAATTGCTTTAGCTTCGGCAAGCTCTTCCTTCATGGATTCCTTGCCACCAAAAAGTTTCTTAGTAGCCATACGGCCTCCTTTTGAAAAAAGTTCCATCTTGCCTTGGCGGGTTGATGGGTTGTTTACTTTTTGAAGATCGGGGCGGGACCTGTTAGTGTCTTTACCAAACTTCATACCCTTGCTTGCTTCACTAAAATCTTTAGCGACAGAAACAGGAACACCCGCAGCTTTTGCAAACTGTGGGTTATGAGCTGCAGCGTCCATGAAACGCTTTTGTTTTTCACTCGTCGCTGGCATTTGCGCCCCCTTTACGGTTAGTCAACCCGCGTACGGTGTCAGACTCCCAAATACGGAGGCCAAGATAAATGATTGTGAATAACGATGCCAAAGGTGGAAGCCAAGCGGCTACAACACCAACAGTCGTTAAGACTGCTGCGCCATCTGCAACTGCTTTAGCTGTGTCGTGGTGTTCAGTCATATCAGCAATTCCAAGCTCTTAAAGATTTATTAATCCGCGAGTTCGGGTCTTTGGCCGTCTTCTCGCTCGTCAATTTCTTTTTCATGCCAGTCATCCTTGCGCAGAAAGAGTCGCGGCGTGAGCCGCCTTCCGGCTGGGGAGGTTTCAAGTTCATGCCTTGCTTTTTCGCGGAGGCGCGACCCTTGGCATTCAAGCCACCCTTTGGGTTCTTGCCTTCCTTGCGTTGCCATGCTGGTGACTTAGCCATAGAAAACACTCACGGAAGCCACATTAAGCATGTAGGCGTAAACACCGTTGCGTGCCAATATGCCTTCACCGGGGTACAACAACGAGTTGTTAAACGTGTCATTTGCCGCAACATCAAAAGTTAACAGCCAATTACCTGTTGAATAGACAGCTGCTGGTGAGCCTGTAATGGTGCCAGAGTTAATGTCGGTAATGGTAAAACTGTCGGTACTTGCAGTGGCGATTGTGTAGTTTCCGGGTGTAGCCGCTCCGCCTGTACCAACCGAAAAGTCAATACCGATAGTCTGCCCAGCCACTAGACCGTGTGCCGTTTTAGACACAGTAATGGTTGTACCAGAGCGACCATAAGTTACGCTGCTAAACACAGGCGCTGTAAGTGTGTCAAAAATAGTAAATTCGCCTGCGGTCGCTGTGCCAACAAAAGCTATAGCTTTAACACGCGTTCTTTGGTTCACCATTAAACCGGACTGGTTTAGGTGCGCTTGTTTTATGTCATATTGCATTGTCATAATCAATCTCCTTTAAAAATGGGGCCGAAGCCCCTTGGGTTGATTAGGAATCTGCGAATGGTGTGGCCACAACGCCAGAGCCGTTTACAACACCGGTCACCATGTACTTGTTGGCTGCGATTGCAACGATCTGAATCCATGTACCAGCAACACCGCCAGTAGTACCGCCGTTCAAGTTAATGAAGTCGTTGGAAGAACCGTTAGCAGTAAAACCAACCACAGCGCCAGAAGAATCTGTGTCAACAGAAATCAAAGTGCCAACAAACAAGTCGCTAGAACCGGCAGTTGTACCGATCTTCAAAGAGCTTGTAGAGATGGTTGTGGGCACCCAGATGGTGTAAGTAACACCTTCGTTGTTAATTGTGTTGGGGTCTTGGCCGGGGCCAGAAGATGAGGGGTTAGCCGATGTGTTGATTGTAGGCAGAGTCAAAACAACGTTTGCTGCCAGAGAACCACCAACGCTAATAATGCGACCAGCGTAGTCTTGGGGATTCAATGTGGCGCTAGCTGTAACTTCTACAACAGCGGCTGGGCCTTGTTGATAAATACCGCCCAATGAGCGTACTGGGCCTTGGAATGTAGTGCGTGCCATGTTTTTTCCTTACATGCAAGTTATGGTGTATCAATCTGCATGTCGTCAGCCGGGACTGTTTGATACACCGGAAAGCCCGGATTAAAGACAATATACAACAAAAGAAAAGGGGACACAAGGCCCCCTTCTCACTTTTATCAGGTTGAACCTGAAGAACCCCACATACCGAGGGGATCAGACCAGCCGAAGCTATAACGCTCACGAGCCTTGTAACGAACGTTACCTGTGTCGAAGTCGCCGTCCATGCTGTTTTGCAGCGGTGTACGAACGAAGTGCTTTAGACCGTTAGGCACGTCAGTTGTCAAGAACCAAGCGTTTGTGTCTGTCAAGAAGTGGTTGACAGTGTAGCCTTCAGGGATAGCGCCCATCTGCTTGATAGCATTGATGTCGTTATCCGCTGTAGCTACGCGCAACTCAGTGTCCAACAGGCGTTTGGCCGTGAACATGAGAGCTGGAGGTACAACCAATTTCTTAGGCTTAGCAGCGATCAGCAAGCCACGCTCATCTGTCCAAGCAGCGATCTGAATAACGGCGGCTTCCAAAGAAGTCTCGTTCAGGTCAACTTGGGTAGTTGGTGTGTTGCTGTTAGTGCCACCAGAAATCAAGGGGTGAGCTGTGTTGAACAAAGACACACCGTCGCCACCGGGATAGCTAGATGAGAAACCGTTGTTCAAGACTGCAGCAGCCTTAACTTGCTTGGTGTAAGCCATAGCACGAGCCAATGACTTGGTGTAACGAGCAGACAAGCTGTCGTACAAGTTATCTTCAATCGCTTCTTCAGTGAT